GTGCTTACAGCGTATAGCTGCTTAGCACATTATTGAATTATTAACGAACTATTGTTAAAACGTTTCAAATAAAAACCCTTCTATTCTCACGAACCGAAAGGCGAAAAGTATGAAATTCTTAAAAAACAACGATGCACAGACAAGCTGCGCTTTCTTTTAATCTTTGTTCTCCAGCCCTTTCTCACGAGAGAGCTGGAGGAAATGTAACATTATAATTTCTTAAAAACCTAATACGGACCATTTCGCTAAATGGTACTAAGAACATTATATAAAAATTATATAGAAATGAATATAATAAGATAATTTCATTGATAAGGCGAGAAAATTAGTGGGTGATAAACCTCGTGCCGTCAATCTCAAGCACCAGAATGTCGTTCACTACCCTCACCTCGCCACTATCGACAAACTGCACCTTGCGCTGATGACGATTTACGTCAACAGACAGGCACACGCAGTTGCCTTCATCGACATGGCCTGTCTTGGTGAGAAACTTGATGTAGAACGGCACACGCTCCACCTTTCTCGCTGTCTGCGGATGTACGTAGCCTGTCACTACGCGCCCGCTGCGTGGGTCTATCCATCGCCACTTCTCCGTGTAGCGACGTATCTCCGTATATGATTGTCGGGGTGTCTTATTCATATTCCTTCATTATAGATTTCCAAAATTGTGATGGTCGTGCGAGCTATCCTCTCCATCCTTATTCTTATAGGGTGGGAAGTCAGCCCGCAGAAAAGCCGCCAACTCTGCCTCGTTCACCTCTCTTTTGTCCTTGTGCACGCGCTGTCGGTGTCGCAACACGTCGGGGAAGAGAATGTTCCTGATAGGATTGCCCCAGTCGAGGTCGTTGATGCTAAGACTGTAGTCGGGATAAAACATGAGTGTATAGCCCGACAACCTTCCGCTGGGTCGTTCCGTCATGTGCCCCTGCAGTATCAGCGCACGGGCATTATTATACAATACCATGTGCGCCGCTACCGACGACACATCGCCGTTAGAGGTGTAGAGTATCTTGTCCTTATAGTCCTTCAGATACTTATCCATCATGTCGTCTATGTTGCGCCCCGTCGAAAGAATGAGATGGGAAATCCAGTCTCGCTCAAAGCACTGCGCCAGGAATGCCAGCATCTCGTTGGAGACCACCGGCATCGCCAGTACAAGGACGTGCCGGCTGATCATCTCATAACTGATGGCACGATAGAACTTCTCTGCCGTCACATCGCCGTGGGTATAGAAAGAAAGCATCCTGCGTGGAGCCTCCTTCATTGCCTTCGGCAACATCTTGTTCACACAGCAGGGAGGGATAAATAACAATGTGTCGTCCATTTCTTCTTTTTCTAAAAGGGGTTAATCATCAAGCAGTATCGGCATCAACAGCGTCAACGTTGTCGGTGCTGGAGTGTTGGCTGTAAGTACTCCAGCACGGCTGGGGTCGGCGAGCTGAATGCGGATGGTATCGTCAGGAATGGCCGTTACGGTATCAAGCAGGTTATGGTAGTTGAAACCTATCGTGAATCCGTCGTCGCATCTGCTGTCCGTTATCAGCACCTGGTCTTCAGCTTTCTTGCTGAAGTCAATATCACTTGCGCAGATATTCAGGAACATTCCATCCTTCTTCAATGCCACGATATGGGAGCTTGCACTACTGAAGAGCGCCACACGTTTGACGACAGAGATAAGTTCCTTCTTGTCAACGACCACGTAGTAAGGGTTATTGGTCGGGATGACAGACTTATAGTTGGGGAATTTGCCCTCCACGGCCTTGCACATGTACTCTATATCGTTGCCGGAGAAGAGGATAGCCTTTCCGTCGGTCTGGATGTCTATCTGTTCGCTGTCATCAAAGACAGACAATGTGCGGAAGAATGAGGAGTGGACAAATATCTGTGTAGGTTCTCCACTGCGATAGAAATTGCTACCGCCAGTCTCGGGGTTGTTGCTGTGGGTCACCTTGAAAAGAATGCGTCCGTCGGTAGCGACAAAGACCACTTCGCTGCGGTCCTCTGCTATATCGATGCACAGGGTACACAAGATAGGACGGAGGTCGTCGTTGAAAACAAACTTGCCTGCCTTTGAAATGACTGACTTAAAGACAGACGAAGGCAGAGAGATGTGGGTCTTCTCCTGATTGAGCTCTCTCGCTTCTGGGAAGTCGTCGCCGGCAAAGAAGGGCAGAGAGATGTTGCCCGACTTCACGTTGTCGCCGTTATGAGTGCAATACTCAATATTCATCATGTGGCTTTCGTCTTCCGACAAGTCCATGGTTAGCACACATTCTGGAGGCAGAGTGCCTAACAGGTTTGTGATGCTGACGATAGGCAATACGACGGGCTTAGAGAAACTGCCCTCCACGATGTCGAGAGGCGCGGGGATGGTGAGCTGTGTATCGTCAGAGCCTGTGACGAAGAAGAATTTACCGTCCTTCTTGCTCTGTCGCAGAAGGACATCGGCAAGAAGGGCGACGGAAGGCTTGCTCTCTATGCCCTTTGCTGCCTTCTGCAGGGCTTGGCGAAGCAGAAGAACGGATGGAGTCTGTAATTTCATATACTGAATGTTTTATGTTTTTACTAACGAAAGAGTGAGGAGTCCGCTCTGCAATTCTGAAGGGGAAAGCATCCTTCGCAGAAACAGAGTCGGACTGCCTCGTCAAACAACTAAAGATTAGAAAATGAATATTCTCTTTTAGAATGGCAGGTCGTCGGGATTCATATCCGCATCTGGTACAAACGGATCGGAAGAGCCGTCGGCTGGTGGTACGTAAGTATTGGCGCCGTTGACTGCCGAATAAGCCTGTGTGGGATAAGGCTGGCTGTTACCTGTCGGCTGTGGCTGGTATAATTGTGCGATGCGCTTGTTCATCCTGGCACGGATCGCCTTAAAGAGATGAGTGTTCTCATCGTTGAAGTCTTCATTCACGATGTTGGGATTACGCTCTTTGTTGGCCTCTTTCACCTGCTCTACCAACTTAGGAAAGTTTTTAGCGATAGCCTTGATGTAGTCTACCGAGAAAGAAAGCTGCATCTCGTGTGTTGGGACACTCACGTTGCTGTCGCCTCGCTCCTGAGCAGACTGGCGTACCTTATTCTTATACTGCTCGTTGAAAGGCCAAATGTTCACTCTCAACTTAGCCATTTGTCTGTTCGCGTCATTCTTCGACACTTCCACTCTAATCTCGTTGAGGTCACAAGGAATACAAACATAGGGTCTTTGTGGATTTTTCGCATCGATACCTACAAGCACCTGTGTGCCATTCAACGATAACAAATCAATATTACCATTATAGCTTGCCATAATTTATTGTTTTTATGTTGTTAAAAAAAATTAATGTCCTTTTCAACTCTGTCAGAATGGTAGACCATTGTCTTCCATCTTTGGAATCTGTTCCGCCAGGTTACTGCCATTGTTGGCGTTCTGATTGCCTGTCCTTCTGCCCTGTCGACGGGAAACAAAAGTCTTCCATCGTTCTTCCTCCTCGGTGGTGAGTGTGATGATGTTGCCATCGTCATCACGATAAGGCAATGGGTCTGGTCCCTCGACATATTCTTTTGCCATCCGTTTCAGGTCATCGTAATTGTCGGGTATATGGTCTTTGCCGGAACGGAAGAAGAAATACACGTGCTTGCTGGTTTCCACCTTTCGGATGTATTTCGGCTCTACGGTATCGTCGTTCTCCCACTCCTTGCCGACAAAGTATTCCTTCGTTACCCATGCACGGAGCTTAAAGCATCCATGCCGCTTGTTGTCCTCGCTTACCAAAAGGTGTTCGGGGTTCACAATGATATTCATGTTCTTGCAGTACTTGCGTATCTTCTTCTTGAAGGTGGCACGGCTATATTCCTTGCTCTTACCTTCGGAAGCATCCGCCCAATCGCGCATGAACTCATTAAACATCTCATCGGTACAGATAGGCGCGGCATACACCTCCTGCCGGGCAAAGAACCACTCAAAGTACTTCACGGAGTTCTCGGTCAGCTCTCTTACCATCAGTCGGCGCTGTACGTTCTTCTGCGGTGCGATGACGAACTCATGATATTTCATGATAAACTGCACGGACAAGGCACAGATGTATATCGCCTGGTTGCGGTCGTATTCATTCAACTGCTCGGGGTCTGTAGCGAGATTTTTCATAACCTCCTGTGGTGATCGGGCCAACTGATGCTGCATGTGGTTCGCACGACAGAAGCGGTCGGATAAAGACACCAAGGGGAAACGTCCGATCGTCGACGAGTCATCATCACTCAACTGCGAATTGCTGGTAATCACGTTGACAGGTGAGTCCTCCAACTTGAGTGTCACAGGGTCACCAAACTTTCGCTCTATCATCGCTCCTGCTGTAACCTTGTTGTAGAAGTACTTCATAGGGAATGAAGCAGGCTTATCTTCCCAATGTATCAACCTATACTTACCTGGATATATCAGGAGGTTGGAAAGGCTGAACTGGGCATTATTGATAGTCGTAAAATTCTTCATGTCGACACGCAGGACATTGATAGCCGAAGCAACAAACGTGTTGACCAACAGCGATTTTCCAGAACCGCCACTCGCCTCTTTCTCGTCTTCCACCTGGTCTTCCAAGAGGTAAGGACAAACACTCTGCATGTCCTTCCAGGAGCGATAGCAGATGCGGCCTATACATGAAATCATGTTGGCGAAATGGGAATTGATGGTAGCCACAGCGGTGGCGTCCAAATCTTTCTTGTTGCGTATGGCATCCTGCTCCAGTCGCCATAAGGTGTTGGAACAGCCACGTATGACTCGCAATACAGGCCATAGCTCTTTCTCCTGCTTACCGTGCCAGTCAACTTGCCACCTGAAGGTCTGCGCCCATTCGCTTAACTCAACGCGCATCTGCGTAATCTCCTCGTTGCTGAAGACAGGCGATCCATCCTCATTGCGCATGACCGCTTTTTGGTCAATAGCACCTTTTCGGTCGAGATATTCCTGACTCTCGCTGATGGTGAACGGCGCATGAAACACCCTCATCGTGAAGTCGTAAGGCTTCTTTGCCAAGGCGGGGATGAAGAAGTTGATATGGTCGTAACTGACAGGCGTAATGGCCTCCGGCGTGATTTTCAATGCCACGTTGCGGAAGAAGAAATATTCCATCCGCTCATTGAAAGACTCGTTGAAGTCAATGACCATTGACTGCAAACCTCCAGCCGACTTCTCTGAGAAGTTTTTGTCGATAAGGTTGGCTGCATCCGACATCATGCGCTGCTCTTCATCGTTATATCGCCAACTTTGCTCAATAAACTCAAGGAGTTTGGTCTTCACGGCTTGGATAATGCTCTTCGAGTCGATATACTCCACGAAGCATCGGTCAAGGTGTATGAATTGTCCCACGAGGTCGGTGCTCTCAGGGTCTATCATTCGATAATAGCCTAACGAGGTCATAAACAGCCACACTTTTGTAGGACTTACCTTACAGGTCGGTGGCTTGGGCTTACCGCTTCTTGGGTCACGGGGATAATCTATCTCAAAGGGGTCGGTATTGTTGGCACCGCGCAATTTAGAATAAAGAGGCAAACGAATGTCATGATCGAAACGGAAATTATCTGCATCGGTCATGCGAAACGTCAACATATAATCGCGTACACTACGAGGTGAGCAGCCATAGAGCCACTGCCATCGCTGGTTATATCTCACCCTGAAAGCATCAGGCAGCATCGCATAGCAAAGATCACTGTATTTGGTGGCGATAGCACCGCAGTCGCGCTGACTGCTGATGTCGTTGGGGTAGAGCATGATGATTTTTTCGGCAAAACGCTTCATCTTCTGGTACTGCACAGCGTTGAAGTCCAGTTTCTCCTGTCGCCACTGACCGCGGTCGATATACCAAAAGTTTCTTCTTCCTACAGAGAAGGCTACGTGATACCAGCATTTCTGCAGAAAATGAGTGTCGCCATCTTTATCCTTACGAAGGGACCGCATGGCATAATAGATGCTGATTGCATCCTCGGGAGTCCGACAGAAAATGATGTTCTGCGCCTTGATGGCTGCTGCCGGAATTTCTTCGTCTTCCTGGTGGAAAGTACCTTTTGGCGTGCCGTCCTTCAATTCATTCTCTACCCATTTCTTTTTGCTTTTGGTATAGACTTCATCGGGCTGCCACTTACTGATGGCGGCGTGAACGCCCGTTGTGTTGGAGTCACGATGGTCCATGGCGTAAGTGAACACCTTGTCGCCCATCAACCAGCGGCTTACCTTCCTGACGGAGTGCTCTTCGGTAGTGGAAAAGACGATAGGAGGCTGCTGCATGGCAGGACGGAAGAGGCAACCGCAAGAACCCTGTGGCGCTATCACATCGGTAGCAAAACAGACAAAGAGCGGATTCCATGGTGTGCCATAGATAATCTCGCTTACCTGTTTGCCATCTCTTACGGCATTAGGTAATGTCACTTGGTCAACCGCATAGATACGGAAGTCATCGTTCAACATCTTCGTGTTGAAATCACTACCGAAACCAAAGGAAGGCAGACCTTTTACCATCGTCACCTCACAGCCAAGTGCAGCCAGTTCCTGCGGGTTGAAATCCACCTTGGGAATAAAAGAAAAAGTATCTATATTCTGTACGGCAATGGTACGGTAGTCCATCTTGGAGAAGAGCATAGGATATTTTGCCCTCACATTTTCATTATCGCCGTACACCCTAACCACAAGATCGTGGCAAAGACGGAGCAGACTGGCTCCGTGCATAGGCAGGTTACGCATGGCAGCGTATAGTTCCAAGGCTCCATATCCATGTTTGCCGGTCTTGGTACACATCCACCTCACGGCACCATGCTCTGCCTGTCTGTCATCATCCACCCCTACACCATTATAGAGACCACCTCGCTCGTCCTTATAAATAATAAGGTGAGGTGTCTGTTTTGCTTTGCTTCCGGCATCGTCGTTAGCTGCCTCCTTCTGGCAGAAGGGACAGAAACAAGCTGTCTGTCCCTCGATACACTGGTTCTCGGCAGGCTTCACGAGAAAAGTCATGTCGAGATTGGCAAGCTGGTTGATGATAGGATGAAATAACATATCTCGTTGTTAGTATATTTTAGTTGAAAGAAAGACCGACCGAAGCGGACAGGCAAAACTTTTAGAGACGACCATCGTTTTGGCTCATATACGAAGGTAAGTGAATCAAAGATACTTTCTATCTTCAAGAATCCACTGCGCTCCGCATATTTCCGACGCCGTAGTGTACTTTCGTACTCTACTCCAGAGCTTTCGACAATGGTATATGAGCGAAGCCGCGGACATTACTGTTACCGCTATCCGCTTCCATGGCTGAGGTCGGTCTTTCGTTTCTTTTCATATTTTTCTTCTTAAAAGGAAAGGCAACAGCGATGCGCCAAACTTTAGTGTTGAACAGCACTTTTTGATGCAGGTTTTCAAGATCATTCTCTCAGGATTACCTACCTCGTTTTGTGCTGCCGTATGCTTATCAGAGAGGTATTGCTACACTCTCCATCGCTGCGCCTTTCCGTGAGTGGGACTCGCTCTAAAAACAAATCCCTATATATATAGAACACGATATGGCAAACACGTGTTAAGGGCTTTTATAAATTCAAGAACGTTTCCAGCCGATAGTGCCGGACGGTGCAGTTGCATATCGCCTGGCACTTATATACAAGCAAGCGAGTGAACTCTGTAAGCGAGATAAACTGCTCGTCAAGTCCTATTATCTGCACTTCCGTTCTCATGTAGCACTTCCTGTTCTTCCATCGACAGGAATGACTCTCCATGATGCGCAAGTCTTTCACTCTGCCCGCCATCAGAGGATAGAAGTATTGGCATACATCTTTCAGGAGCTCAAACGGCGCATAGAACAATAAGGTGGGTATCTCGTCATCCAGTCCTCTCTTCGTCTCTGTATAAGCGAAACGATGCAGAAAGTTGTGTTTGGAATGGCGTCCGGCCTTGGATATGTTCTTGCGGTTGGGAACGTATGGCATCCACAGATAATCCTTGCGTATGATTTTAGCCACGTCTATTCTGTTTTGGAATGACAAAAATTGAACTTGTTTCGTACCATTCCCATCATCTTCCATGTGGAAAGGATGCTGCGCTTACAATCATATATGGGAGAATGGGTGGCCCCATTGTTCAATCCGTAGAGAACCAGGTCGGTCTCCCTTTCGTCCGTAAGCGCATAAGCTTTATTTGTCGTAAACTCTTCTCCGTCCGGGATGAAGCATCGAGCCATCTCCAAATAGAAAGTGCGATGGTCACGAAAATTGGTATGCTTTACGCCAAAGCGAAGCCCCATCTTGTTACAGATGTTTCGCAGTATCGCCACGTCAAAGTCGGTGCCCTGCGCCCAGAGATAAATCTCGTCTTCGTGAAGTTTCATGCGGGTGTCCTCCATCCAGTCCATGAGGTCCCTCACAACCACGTCGATTGGCTGGCAGGGGCAAGCCTCGCTGTCGTTGTCAAGAAGGGCTGCCTTTGCTTCGTCATTCTGACGAGCCCACCAGTCTGCCGTACTCTGGTCGAAGGTAAAGGCGTTCAGAAACTCGCTCCTCAAGTCTACATGTTCGGTAAACTCAGGGAAGCTCAATCTACCATCATGCTCGCCGAAGAATGGTGACTGAACACCATTCCGATCCCATGCCACTGCCGCAATACTCATTACTGCAGCAGTGGGAGCCAACGAACACGTTTCAAGGTCTACTGTTATATCAATCATTTGCAATAAAAACTCTATATATTATAATAAAGGTATAAGATGAAATCTTACTTACTCATATACTCTCTTAGTAAAGAGGTGATGCCCTCCTGCTCCCAAGGCTTCCAATCATCGGAGCTGAAGCGCTTGATGGTAACAGCCATGCACATGCCTTTGTCTTGCATGAATCTGAAGAAACGAGTGCAAAGTCCTTTCTCCTTTTTCAGACAGGCATAGAACACACCAGGCTCGTCGCTACAAGCCATGTCGTAGAGAGATTTCTCCCCTCCGTCATTGTCTGTATCAGGCGCAGCCTCGTGGTTCTTCAGTACTTCAGCTATTTCGGGGATAGACAGGAACTGGCGTTTGCACTCCTTTGTTCCCATGATCTCCCAAAGAGAAAAGCCCTTCTGAAAGAACCGCAGATAAAAGGTAGGACTGGTAAATCCTTTCTCAAGTAAGAAGCTCATTAAATGCTTCTTTTCATCGGGCGTCATGTCTTTTACATCTAACGCGGTACTTGGGATAGAGATTTTTTCTATGTTTTCTTTTGTCATTTCAAAACTTTTGATTAAATTTGTTGCAAATTTAAGAATTAAAACCGAAACTATAATATATCTCGAGTATTTTCTTTCTTTAATTTGCAAGATTTAACTTATCCGGGGTATTTTGAGATAAATAACGGCGAATAGCCGAGGTGTAACATTATAATTTTAACAATTATGAAGTACGAGTACAATTATTCCTTCCTTGAGAGATGGATGCAAGCCAACGAAAAAGTAGATGGCAAGCAGATATTACAGGCTATTGGGTCTACCAGTAACCAGAGTTTAAGACTGTATCTGGACAGAAAATGTCCGATGCCTATCATCAGTATTCTTCGTTTTTGCAACACGTTCCATGTGCCTATCTCAGCTTTTATTGTCGACAAAGAAAAATATCTTGGATATGCCGACGATTCTAAAGGTATAGAAACAGAAAGTGAGGTCATCCCACTCGACAGCGACGCTTTTGAGCCTGTTGATGGCTATATCAAGAACGGCGATAAGCGGGCACACGGCAGTCGTTCTCTTCGCAACCCGATAGACGTAACAGAACAAACATCTATCGTTCCTGGCATCATCTTCAAGAAGAATATCAGTTGTGAGCCATCGGGTTGCGCGTCAGTTACAGACAATAAATCGGATGCTGAAGTGGTAGAGTCGAAGACTCCTGACGAAAACACTCCCATCACTGATGTTACAGAAGCAAACTACAACAGAAACTTGGTTGACCGTCTTTTGGGAATCATCAATGAGCAACAGAAACTGATGAATGACCAACAAAAAGAGATTGCTGCACTCACCAAGCAGCTACTTGAGGTAAGAGCAAACGGAAATGCTATGGTACGAAATACGATGATGGGCATAGCCGCAGACGACATCCATCATGAGTGAGTGACATTTCACCCACAGGTATGAACAAAGAAGAAGCCATCTATCCTCACGGACGGATGACTGCATTGTAACTTAAAAATTCCGTAAACTTAAAAATAAAGAAATAACCGTCCCCTACGCTTAGGGGAAAATAATCTATTAACCTATGAATAATCTTGTTCGTTAATGAAAGCCATACGACGACGGAAAAACTCTTTCTCGCCTGTCAAAATACAATCGGGCGACGTACTCTCGTATGGAAGATCTGTGTACCAGAATCCGTGATGCAAAAAGAGAGGCGGCGTAGTGTCGCCGAAGCTGAACGGAACGGGTATCTCGTTTCCTTCCTTGTCCTTTGCCGTAACAGGCTTAAAGGAAAAGATGTCAATAAGCTTCGTCTCGCTTACGACGGGGAGCGCCTGCATCTCCTTCTCCAAGTCGCTGCCTTTGATGGGAGTAAAGTAAGGGGTACTCTGGTAGCCTTCTATTCTTGGTACTCTTACGTTTTCCCAGCCTTCCTTACTGACAGTATTCTTAAACTCGACAAAGAGGATGCCACCAGCGTAGCCATCGCACGTTTCGTAGTAAGCGTCAGCATGGACACTTTCAGCCCACGCACGAGACTTTTCCTGGGCTTCCTTACATTCGTCGATGAACTCCTGCAGCTTCTTGCCCACCTCGCTGTCGGCTGCTACCTTGTAATAATAATGGGGTCTTTTTTTGCTACTCATAACTTTTATATTTTATTGTTTAACGAAAAAATTTATCTCCATCCTCTCCTGTTCTGCGCATACGGCAATAGATAACCGGCTCTCCGCTTTCGTCATTTTTCATACTAAAGCCTCGAAGTGCCAACTCCTGAAGATAAAGAACGAGAGGGTCGCCATAAGGGCACACCACTGCCTTGAAGTAGGTTCGTAACTTCGAGTCATTAAACACATCGCAGTCCTCCGTCCAAGCGTTCAATGGCTTATAGGTCCGACAGAACGCCTCTATCTTGGATTCAATCACGAAATCATCAAGCGTAACCACCGCCTGATCGTCATTGTCTATAAAATCGTCTTTCTTCTTTCTGCCCATAACTATATGATATATAAGGAAAACTATTTCTTTGTCTGCTTTCGATATTTGGCTACCAATACGCAAACGACAATCATGATAAATGCCAAGGCGAAGGCTCTCATCTGGAGCTTGAATCTTCCCCACCATGAAGTAGTACTGTCCATAGCGGAATTCTTTTCTTTATCCAGATAGTTGCTGTCGTTTTTCTCCCAGTGGGTACCCACATTCAGCTTATTGCTCAACACCAGACTGTCTATCGTTTGCTGCATACGCGATATGGTCTCTTCCTGATGCTTCAGCCGTGCCTCGTAGGTGGCATTGCGCTCATAGTCGCCCTTACGGTGTATGGTTCGGTCGGTGGTGGTGGTCTTGTTGCCCTGGGCATCCATGCTCTCGGTCACTCGCTCAGTGATGGTCTCCTCGTTGCTGCCCTTGTCGGTCATGGAGCCGGTAGTGAACTGTTCGGTGGTGGCAGCACTGACAGTACTGTCCTTAGAAGTTTCCGACTTCACCACACTGTCCTTAACGATGGCTACGACACTATCGCGCCGTTGCTCACTACTCCTCTTCTCCACCTTACGGGAGGAAGCGCAGCTCGCAAACATGATTACAGCCAGAAGCCATAACATTGCTGATTTGATTTTTTCCATAATTCGTCTTGTTGATTTACGCCTACAAAATTATAAAAAGTCGCTGACATCAACAGGACATACTAAAACACCGCCTACCCTATGGAAAGGATAAGCGGTGTGAATATTTATTGTTTTACAATCTTATAGTTCAAGGATATTTTCTTGCCGAATGTCTTAACGGCGCATTGCTGCGCATGGGTCAAAACGGCAACGTCCGCAAAATGTTCTTCTATCATTTCCACTTGAGCCTTGTTCTCCACGCCCAGACATACAACACCATCATCAAACGATATATACCTGACCTTGCTCAAGTCGGAAGCAAGTTGCTTGTCAATCAAGCTCAAATACATCTGCCATTCTTTTTCACCTGTTTTCACCTCCTCGGCTTCGGCAAAGGCAAACGTCATCTGCTGTGGTTCCGGCTTTGCACTATGCTGTTTTATCCATTGCTCCATGATGTAGAACACGAAGTCCTCCATCGTTCCGCTCCATCTATGCGGCTGCTCCACTGCCTTCGGCACGCCATTATAGGCATACGCCTTGAAATCGTTCCAAAGGTCTTCGGGAACATCGGCAACAAACGCCTTGAGTCGTTCTCTGTCGAGCGTAGGATATAGCGACATCAACTTGGCGCATAAACGCTTTTCCGACGAACCGCGATGCAGCTCCAATTCTCGCGCCACACCCAAAGGCGTGCGCTTGATATGAAACTTTATTTTTTCGGGATTGCCTCGTTTCACGCTGCCTCTATAAATCGGCTCATAACCTTTCTTGTCGGGGTCGGTGCACGAGAGCATGATCTCAATCTTGTTTTCCTCGCACAGCCGTTCCATGTCGCCACGTGCCACATCCAGCACCTGTTTGCGGAACTGTGAAAACTTTTGATATTTCTCAGTAGTCACAACTTTTGCAGGCTGCATATCATCGCTTTTCTCAACGTCTACCTTAAACATGCCCAAAGCTTCTTTCAACTCGCGATAATCTATAGCAGGGTGCATCTGTCCCTTGCTCGCATACTTCATCAACAGGAGGTAAAGACGTGACGTATAAGCCGAATTGCAGAAGTAGGCTATACGTTCAAGATGATTGAAATATCCGTCTGCCATGTCAAACACGGCTTTTGCCACCTCGATGTTGATCGTCACCTCGATATATCCGTCACGACGAAACTTGCGCACTTCCTGTCCGTCCTCGTCAATCTTAGTCTCACCGTCTCCCGAATAGTTGAAATCTTCGCCTTCCCGTGAAGTAAAGTTCTTCGGAATAAATATCTTACTGAAGATAGGCATGTAGTCCTCACCTTTCCTAAGTCCTGTCTCAGGATCGAAACGAGGCAGATGAAACTCGATTTTCTTCATTTGGTTGATCACCTTCACCGACTCGTCATAATGACTGCTCTCTATTCCGAAATCAGCCAGACGCAAGCGTATCGGTCCCATCTTCAACAGGTCTTCTTTCGTAATGCCTCCATTGGGACGCTCCTTATTTAAATAGCGGTGCTCATTCAAGAACTTGGCAAAATGATCTTGCAGCCGTCCGCTAACCAACAACATCACATCCTGTTGTATGAGGGAATAGCTTTTTGCGTATGATGTATAGTTGACAGGCGTGTTTATCCAGCGCAGTTCGTTCAAGGCTATTTGAAGTTTGCCTTCTTTATCTTCTTTTTTCGATTTCTTTGCCATACCTACGTTTTTATTTACTTAAACCTACTTTTTTATGTACCAAAACCTACGTTTTTGTTTACCAACTCCTACGTATTTGTTTACTTCGTATGCTCTAACTCGTTGATTTTCAACTTCTCCCAATCTCCTTAATATAATATAATATAAACTATCATTTTATTCCTTTTGAAAAACGATAAATCTATATCTTATGTTATATTATATTAAGAGGCTTTAGGACGTATTGATTATCAGTTAGTTACCTACGGTGAGGTAAACAAAAACGTAGGTTTTGGTAAACAAATCCGTAGGTTTAAGTAAACAAATCCGTAGGTTTTGGTAAACAAATCCGTAGGTGTTACAAATCAAAAACAGCACACTTTTGTAGTGACTTCGCACACCTTGAGGTAAAAAGATTTAGTAAGATTTTACCTTATCCTTGAGAATATCTGTCGATAAACTCTATCACTCCCTGGGCAGCCAGTTCCTGAAGCGTCTTTCCAGTACATTCTTTCAGTCGTGCTAAACGGAAATAATAATCCATGGGGATTGTTACCTTTACACTTTTCTCAGTCTTTAAAGGTTGCATGGATAATGGCTGTTGTGTAGGAACAGGCTGTTGCGCTTCGGCTGCCGACTGCTGCGTGGTCGGTCTTTGCTCGTATATTGTTTCTATTTTATCCATTGCTTCTGATTCATGCAAATTGATTTTTTTTACTTCTCTTGCCATAATATTCTATTGATTAAAAGTCCTCAATTATTTGTATGAAATATAACATGAGCAGCCTACTGTGGCATACTCTCTAAGATTTCTTTCGTAAATCGCTCATAGTCCTGCCCTACCCTGCAGTAAGGTGCATAAGTAAAGATGTCGGTACCCATCGCCTGAGCTTCCACCATCTTGGTATCTCTGCGGGTATATGAATCGAACACGTAGTCATCGAACTTTTTGCTCAGATATTCCTTGAATTGACGCGTCGCCTTGGTCTGGTCGTTACTCATCACCTCCAGCAGTCCACGAATATCCAGGTCCTCATTCAGGTCTTCCCTGGTCTCTATCACGGCGTTGGTGATCTCGGCAATACCTTTTGTGGCCAACACTTCCAACTGGACGGGGATAACGACACTCGACGCTGCTGCCAGCGCATTGTAGGTGAGCAACGACATGGCTGGAGGGCAGTCTATCAACACGTAGTCGAAGGCATCCAGGATGCTGTTCACACCCTCGTCTGCGAGTTCCGTGCCTTGCATCTCCTGCAAGGGCTTCAGCAGAAGTTTGCGCAAGGCCTTGCGAGGTACCGCCATCTGGTTAAGGAAGGGCTCGATGCTGACCATCTTCTGTGAAGCCGGAGCGAGGTAGATGCCTTCCTGCATCTTATATACGGGCAAGGGAGTCTGATTGATAAGGGCATCGTAGGTGGTAGGCTTATTGTCGCTGTTCACCTGGTCCCAACCGAAAAGGAAAGATAGACTGACCTGTGGGTCGAGGTCTACGAGCAAGATACGGGGCTTGCGCTCCTTTCCGTCTGCACCCTTTCCGAAGTACCCTTTACCGAAGCGACGCAGCCCTGTTGCTAAACTCTGTACCGTTGTGGTCTTGCCTACTCCACCTTTATGATTCACGAAGGCGAGTATTTCTTTCAATCTTGTTTCTGCCATAATCTTTTTATTTTAAATGAATAATCTATTCGATAATGCTATAATGTGTAACAAAATACACCGAAGTACATAAGTACATTAGTACTAAAGTACGAACCTACGTATCTACGTACCTACATACGTACCTATGAATTTTCATACGTGCAAAGATACAACTAAAAAACATAACTACCAACTATTTTCCGTTTTATATTTTAAATATTAAGTATTTTTATAGGTTTGCATCTATGAACGAATGAAAATACGAATGAACGTAGCTTCATATCAGCATACGAACCAACGTATCAACATACGAATGTGCATACCTACGTCCGAATAAACGTATGAACCTACGTACCTACGTGCATACGAAAGTACGTCAGTACATAGGTGCAAAGGTACAAAAATACGAATGTGTGGAAGTGTGGACGTATCGAAGTGGAAAGGAGTGGACGTTGAAAGGTGCAATCGTATAAAAGTACTAAAGTGTAATAGTATTAAAGTATAATGGTGTATTGCGTAAAAGTACAAAAGTACAATGGTTTAAAAGTGTAATGGTGTGAAAGTGCAAAAGTACTAAAGTACAAAAGTACAATGGTATTAAAGTGTAATGGTACAGAAGTATAAAAGTACAAAAACGCAATGGTCATTGCCAGAAGTGTAACAGCCATCAGCAGCACGCCCTGAAGGGGCAGAAGCTCTTAGCCCAGGGTAACACCCTGGGTATAATGGCAATCAGCAATGCGCCCTGTAAGGGCAACAGCTTTATATATTGCCAGAAGTTTTAAAGCTTTTGCCCTTACAGGGCGACAGGTTACCGCACAAAATAACCCAGGGCGCTGCCCTGGGCTAAGAGCTTTTGCCCTTACAGGGCGTGCTGGGGAACTCTTTTGAATTTATATGTTAATATCATTACCTTCCTGTTGCCATTCATCTTTGATGGAAAGGGAGAGGGAGGCGCTGTGATTGTAAAATGAACCTGTAATAGTCGTTATCTTGTTACGCTCCAAACGGACGTTAGGTACCGTGATGGTTGCATAGGGCGTGGGGTTGTTCTTGCGGTTCATCGTGAAGGTGATGTCGGCTGAGTAGCCATCTTTCGGGCAAAGCACGAAGTAAGCAATGGTAGTGCCTGTGATACCGGCAAGAGAGGAGACATCAGAACTGCGCTGATTTTTCACATAGTCCATAACATCCAAGGTCTGCCAGTTGATAGTGCGGTATTCGTTGAATGTAGCATCGATGGTACTGCAATCGTCTGGGAATACATCGGTGCTGTTGACCACCATCTTTGCCACTAATCGTTCCAGGGCGATGACAGCCACCTCGTTCTGACCCACGGCAACCGTTATGTCCTTCACAGCGCCGAAGCTGTCTGAAGTCTTGTCGCTCGTCCAGACGACGGGTTCCGTGGTGGCTGATACTGGCGTCAGGAGGTTGTCGGTAAGCGCAAAGGGAGTGCTTGATGCGTCGAGAAGGGTAGGGACGGTGCTGCGGGTAGCTATCACCTTGAGGGTATGCTCGCCATAATCGAGCGTCAGGTCAGGCTCGGCGAAGTCCGCTGCCTTGCTCGTCTGATGGAGCACCTGAAGCAACTTGCCTGTTGCCTTGTCGTAGTCCATGATATAGAGGTCCGTGAGCTGCTTGCCGTTGGCGGTAAGAGAAGCACGCGTAGCTGCATCGAACATTGGAGCTGCGGCAGCCTTAGCAGAGGCAGAGGACTGTGAGGCACTAACGAAACGCAACTTGACGTGAGCCATACCAGCAGGCTGCTCCTGTTGCTGCTCGTCCTGAAGGTGGAAACTCTCGCATGATGTCATCGTGGGCATCAGCAGGGCTGCAGCCATGGCCATGGTGCAACAAACAAATAGTTTCTTTTTCATAATCTTTTAGTTTTTAGTTAATAAAATAAATGAGTAGATTCAATGGATTTTACCCTATAAGCGACCTTACCAGATTTTCGCCTTTCTCCGTCAACTTATACACATCCTCGCCGAACACTTTCAGATACCACGTCTCAAGATACCCTGCTTCTACGAGTTCCTCCAGTTCCGGACACTTTGGCTTTTCGTCTACACGTCGATAAGCCGCAAATCCTTTCTTCTGAATGTGCTTCAATGTTTCAATCTGACTCTTTGAAAATTTCTCTGTTTTTGCCATAATTCTCTAAATATTAAAAATATTGATTATTTTCCGTTTACGATCTTGTTATACTCCTCTTCGGATATTACTCCCTTTTCCTTCTGCTCATAGAAAAAGCGTCTCGCAAACAATCCCATCGTGTGCCTCAGACTCTCACATGCCAGTCGAAGGTTCTCGCCTTCGAGTGCATCCTGGGTAAAGTTCTTCCCGTCCTTCTGGCAACAAACGTCTGCTGTCACAGTCTTACCGTCGGTTTCAACCGAAATAACAATGTCAAATAGTTTCTTTTTCATTTTCTTTTTGTTTTAATGTTTATTGTTTGAAGGCTCCTGCCAACAATGGCAAGAAGAAAACAGCAGCACCGATCATGGAGAAGAGGACAACACCAGTTGATACGACAGCCAAGGCTGCGAACATATAGGTCAACGCCTTTTTGATGCCACAAGAAGACCTCTCCTGCTGTGCTGCAGATACCGATTCTTCATTTTCTCGCAGTGTCGGCTCACCTACCTGCGGATAGTTACGCTTGCGCTTCGGCTGGGGTATAGGTTCGGGCTGAGGTGCAGGTTCCTGACTCTGATTCATCTCAGGCTCAATAACGCAAGGCTCGGCTTCCGGCTCCTGGCCCTGATGATTCTCAGGATCTATAACGCAAGGCTTCGCCTCCACCTTTCCATCCACGCACACGATAACATCGCCGTGCAAGCTGACCTCTATCTTGCAGCCCGGCACAAGGGCCTTCTGGTTGAAGGTCTTCTCGCTTCCACAGTTGGCATGGGCGAAAAGGTGTCCGTTCATCTCTACCTCGTCAAAGTCGGCTACGTATGTTATTTTGCCGGTCTTCTCGCCTATAGTGGTATGGTGTCCGCGATATGTGGTTACGGCCTTGAATACGGGACGAAACTTAAAAGCGCAGTTATACTTTGCGTCATGGTCGGTCTGACCGATGCGGTCGTAATAGTCGTAGTTGTCAAACTTGAATACGAGTCCGTCGGTAGGGTAGGGCAGCGACTCGCGCTCCACCTCGGCAGCACACACGATGTTCTCGATGTCCTGCTCCAGCTCGGCATCTGGCTTTTCAAGATTGAGAGCCGACACAAAGCCAGAAGTCTTGAAGCCGTTACGCTCCAAGGCTTGCATCGCCGACATGTGTCTTGTCACACCATCCATGATAAGACGGAAAGGATGAAACTCCAGACGCTTGCACTCGTCAGCCACAGCCACCTTCTTCGCCATGATGCCATTGCTCGTAGAACGGGGTGATTTGCCAGCCTTGCTATAACGGGCAAACTCCTCAAGCGAGATGATTACCTCGCCTCTCACCTCCACTCGGTCGTACTGGCTCCATACGTCCACCTTGTCGGGAACGCCCTGTACGTGCTTGATATGGTCCAGGCAATCGTTGCCAAACAACTCCTTTCCGTGTCCATAGGTGGCTTCTGCCAACGCTCCCTGACGATAAACAAGGCTCACGGTCTCGCCGTCAAACTTCCACTCTACAGCCACCTCCGTGCCTTTAGAGCTGATGTTGGCAGCTCTCTGCTGTGCTCTCAGGTATTTCACCACCTCCTTGGCATCATGCAACTTCTTCATAGAGAGGCAAGCCGTGCGACGTGCCACGGTGCGCTTGCCGTTGCCGTTCTCGCTGTAGCACTGCTGAGTAGGCGAGTCGGGCAATACCTGGTTGGGATGCTGCTCTTCGTACTCCTGCAGGGCAAAGTACATAGCGTCATATTCCTCGTCGCTGATGGTCGGGCGGTTCTGCCCGAAATATCTATAGTCGTGCATCTTCACCACGTCCACCAGCGCACGATAATCGTCGAAATTCTCTATTTTTTTCATAATGCTATAAATCTAAATTAAAAGTATGTTGTTGCTATTTTTTTTATTCGTTCCCCTGCTGCACTGCCATAATAGTGCGCATAGTGTCCGTGATATACTGTCCTCCTCCATGCTGGAGAATCCACTCGTGCACATCATCGGCTACGATATATTTTCGTGTTCTGCCCTCCATGGCAGGGCGACCTGATCTTGAATTTTCACTCTTTATTATTTCCATATTTCCCTCGTTTTATTTTTCGTCTATAATATCATTATCTGCGGTCTCAGACTCTTTCAGTTCCGCAGGCAGCCATGCAGGCCACCATGTCACATCCAAAGCCCATTGGAACATGTCGCCCTGGTCAGCCTTGTAGTTCCAGAAGACGTGCAGGATTTTGAACACCTCCCAGGCCTCTGCGTCCGTCAGTTCCGACAACACGCCTTTCAGGTTCTCCTCCTCGGCTTTCGTCAGGTCCACTGTCTTCTCCATTTCCAACCAGTCGCAGACCTCAGCGTACAACATACAAGCCGCGTGTTTTGCGTCCTTGTCCGACAACAGAAGGCTGTTGGTAGCTGCTGCCATCGCCAGCCAGTATTTCTCATTGCTCAACTTCCAGATTGCCGAGCGACGATCTTTCCAGTCGCTAAGAGCCACCTCCGAATGATCCTCTGCCATCCAGTCGCCTATCTCGCGCATGATACGTGCCATTCTCGGAGCATCACCATAAGTGAACTCAGCAATCAGCTTCACCTCCTGACTCTCATTAAACAAACCTTCGCGGAACTCAATCGCGATGCCGTTCTCATTGTCTGTCACTGTCCACATCAGATCCTTGCCCGATGTCAACGTAAATCTTTCTTTTGCCATAATCTTTCGTAAAAAATTAAAATGTTATGTTATTCCTCGTCCTCGTCCGGCATAGAGTCCTCGTTGTCATGCCAGAAGTGGCTATACAGCACGCTATCAATCAGGGTGACAAGATCCTCTCCAGGATATACCTCTTGATCAACGTCTACACATAGCGTCAACTCCTTGCCCGACCGCAAGCCGACCACATAGGCAATCGGTGTTCCATCGGCCTTCTTTACGGATGGTGCGGGATAATAGAAACATACTTCGCGAGCGTCAATCATTACTTCCTCGCCGTTGACAAAGCTGCCAACATGGATAAATGGATAAACTTTCTTTGTTGCCATATTTTTTACCTTTTTACTTTTTTACTTTTTTACCTTTAAATCGCTTTTTTACCTTTAAAATTACCTTTCCACCATTCTCAGCTCTGCACCAAGTGCTCCTGCAATCTTGTTGAGTACGTCGATATTCACGGCATACTTGCCGGCTTCCACACTGCGAATGTTTGAAATAGAGATGCCCGCAATCTGGGCGAGCTGCTCCTGCTCCCAGCCCTGGGCGGTGCGCATCGCGCGGATGCTCTCGCCCATGGCCTTACGCTTGTCGTAAATAATTTGGTCTTTTTCCATATTGTCTATAATAAATCAATTATTTGTCGTTCTGTTCTATCTGTTCAAGTTTCATATACACCAAAGTGTTCTTGTCGTAATACCTTCGAGGCGCAGCCGAGGAAAAGTAGGTGTTTTTACTCTCTTTGATACAAGGAGCTGCATCCACTAATTTCTTCCCGAAACTCTGAAGGGCGTGAGTCTTTCCGATGATGACAATGCCCGACTGATACGCTTCGCGCACCTTCACGGCAAAACGATGTAAAGAGGCTTTACTGTTCTTTTCCTCCTTCTTCACCTTTGCCAACACCTTCAGATGGTCGGTTGTTCGTGCTTTCGTGCGCAGATCCACCGTGCCCTTTTTCCTATAGTTGATGCAAACGACATACTCACCAGGCTTCAGTTGTTCCAGATGCTCCTCCAGCAAGTCGTACCGCTGCAACACCTCAATAGGCTTGACACATACACTGTCCTTCGTGCCGACAAGCGCAGCCCTAATCTCCTGAGCCTTCTGTAAAGCCTTCGCTTTAGCTTCTGCTTCCGCTTTCAGGCGCTGCTCCTCGCGCTCTCGCTGTGCCGTCTCCTCGGCTATCTCACGATCCACGGCAGCGCGTATCTCGGCAACATCGTTGCCCATGTCCCTGCAAGCTGCCCAAAGACCATCACCGAACATGTTATAACTCTTTATCAGGCCCTTTTCGTTGTCGCATTTTCTGCCATCCAGCCGAGTGACACGCAGCCTCCCCGTCAGCTCGTCTCTATATACAAGCATATAGGTGGAGCGTAGGTTCTTCGACTTCCATACTCTAATCTGTTCTGCCATAATAGAATTGTTTTCTAAATGGTTATTATTTTACTTTAAACTCCTTTATCTCGTAGACAAAAGTCTCTTTCGGATAATATATAGGTAATCCCATAACTTCCTCTGTATGTTCTGCTACATAAACATAGATAGGTGTGTCCAGGTAGAAATTATCCTCTGTAGGGATAATTGACTCTTCACCGTCCCAAGTACGTACAGACTGAGTAACTTCTGTGAAATCATCTTTCTTAGGAAGGCTATTAAATGCCTTTTCCTTAGTATCGAAAACGTTTGCAATAATCTTGTTGCAGCAAACAATATATACTTTCTTGTCGTTCATATTCTTACCGCTTAACCGAGATGCGGTAGGGCTGAATGATTATTTTCTTAATCTATATTACTACCAGGAAGACCGAACCACTCAGGATAATTCTTTTCTATAGGAGTTCCTTCGCCTCCATCGTGTAATATCGCGATTTCTGTATCGCAGTAAATATCCCAGCCTTTTTCGCTAAGGTAAATTTTTACGTGCTTTTTAGAGGTTGCTGTAATGTGCATATATGCACGGCTTGCGTGGTTATATACCGAATAAGTTTTATTTTTTGCCATTTTTATAAACTTAACCGTGATGTCGAGGGCTGAAAATGTGATTAATAACGATTATTCTTCCTCTTCCTCGCTGAACCAATCGTACATCTCCATCTTGACGATGATCTCGTCGATAGACTCAGAGATGAAGCCCTTGTCTGCCAGCAGCTCGCGCACGTCGTCCTCCTCGTCCTTAGTATATACTGAGAAGTTGTCGCGTTCCAGATGTACGCAGTCCTCCTGGGTGAACACCTCCATGTTGGAAGGATATACTTTGATATTGGTTGCCATCAACTTGCCGAGCGCGCTGCAAACATAGGCAAGAACGTCTTTTTCTACGTATCCGCCACGTTCCGCAATGTCGAGGATCATCTGATACTCGTCATCGTCACACTCCGACAACTTACGCACGATGTCGGTATCGTACTCGCCATCCCAATCCAGGATGCCCGTCTCGCTCTCTATCTCGTCGCGACCGGTCAGGATGACATTGCCGCCGCCATCCATGAGCTGCCACTCGCTATCAGGCAGAGGCTTGCCGTTTTCGTCCCCCCAGATGATAGAAGAATCGCCGAAGCAATCCGACAAGTCATTCACGGTGCCTTCATAAGTCTTGTGACCTGCATTGTTAAAGTGTCCGCCACGTCCGATATGGAAACGTACCTTCAAGTCTTGAGCTCCTTCTAAGATTGTAGTATTCATATTCTAATTGCCGCTTATAGGTTGCCGCCCTTTCTAATGATTAATATTGTTTTCTTTATTTTTCTGATGCAAAGATAGTGATAATTTTTGTAACTACCAAAATAAAAAGGACTTTTATTCAGAATAAAATGCACTTTTATTATTTTCTTTACATTTTTACGTCATGTTTCACAGATTTCACGGATTTTTCCTCTGTTTTCCGTGTTGTCTGCTGTATCTCCTTGTCACTCCTTCGGGTGTCGAACCCTCACATGCCAACCGTGGGGAGTGGTGCGCTGCTCGCTATCCTCACGGACTGCCAGCAGCCTAACACAAAAATACTCAGATGATGCTTGCCGCCCATCCAAGAATCGAACCTGGTACCACGCCTTCCGTGGTGGGCGTTGCGCTGCAGCTATCCTCACGGACCGCAAGCAGCCTAAAAACAAAAATACTTGGATTATGATATTCTATTCGTCAAGAATTGTAATCCGTGACAATTTATTGTCTACATGGATTTCGTAACCTCTATAATTGATGCCATAGCCTATACAGCCATAGCTGCAGAACAGCGGCTCGCAAATCATTCGGAAGCCATACCAGGTGAAGATCCATGGATTTCGATTATATCCGTTAAGCCAACTTTCGCAATCGCCTGAACGTTTCACTATCACGTCAATTAAACGCTTCAATTCGTTTGGTATATCTTTAGGTATTCTCATAACTTTAATATTTTATAGGGTTCTATAATATAGATTTTTATTATATGTTATACTTGCCAATCTTCACGGCATAGCTGATGTTGGACAGCTTAGTGCATCCAAAGGCTTTCACGTCGCTGTACCACGAAGTATAAGTAAGAAATATACTATCGTCCTTCAGAGTGCAGCCGAGTATATCACAGCCGACACGATGGCCTTGCTTTAAGTGTTTTAGATAGGCTTGCTTTGCCTCTCGAAGCGTTCTATGGCATTCTCCGCCAAATTTATAAGGTTCGTAAACGCTAAATTTATAATAATCTATTTGTGCCATAACTTTCTAATATTTTGAAAAATCTATAATATAGGAGTTACTATATATGATATGTGGTTGTCGCTCGATTATTGTGTACTTATATAGTAATAAGCGTCGCGTATAACGTCGCGCCTGTATTGTCCCAATTTGTTGTACCAGGTCGGGCAGTCTTCTTCACGCCCAGACTCCAACCATGAGCAATCGGCAAACATAACGTCGTTAGGGATGAGTTCTAACTCTTCGCACATTGGATCCTGTAGCTTATACCAAGTTTTCACCAACAGCCGCTTGCTGAAAGGATATACCAACACCGCGCCCATCTGGCTCTCTATCAGTTGCAAAAAACGTTTGGTCTGGTCATCCCGTAATGCCTGCACCATCATTTGGGAGGTGAAGCTGTCTTTATCCGCTAATAATATATCCATTAGCTGCTTCTCGGTGTAGTGGATGGATAAGGAAGTCGTTCTTACGAATTTCATAATTTAGTCGTTTTTTGAATGGTCTATAATAGGGAACTGCCCTGCTGCCAGGTGCAGCCCCGTGGATGATGATTGTTTACCCAATCCAAAAGTGGGAATAGCCACAATACTTGCTTAATACATTTTCCTTGGCATACTCGCGAATATCGAAGTTGTAGTCTTTCATCTCCTTCATGATCGCCTCCGCTTTTCGTGCCAGGCGCAGATAGGCTGCATACTTCTTCTTGGATGCCTTCAGATTATCAATAACCGCCAAACGCTCTTTTTTATACTGTTCTATAACAGCAACCGCATTTTCAGCCTCCAGGCGGTCTCCAGTGTTCCACCGCCATACGTTTCGCTCCTCTTTCTTGCTGCGGTGATACCCTAAAAGGCTCCAGACTACCGGAATAGAAAAATTAAAACCAATAAAAACACCATCACGTTCTTCTGTATGGAAAAAATTAAGACCGCTTAGCCCGAATTGACACACATACTTGGTAGTCTCTTGTACTGCATCGCGAAAACGTTTATTCAGTACCTTACCATCAAACTTTCTGCACACATCCACAAGTCCGTCCAGGGCCTTAATTTCAAGTTGTTGGCGCTCTATCTCTGCGTCCACATGCTTACTATACTCCTTCACTTCGTTGATATTCTTGTCGGCTTCAACATTTATTTGGTTCATAATTCTCAATTTTTTATGTGTTCTATAATAGAGAGGTTCTTTTTGAACGTGTGCGAAGTCCTCAATTTTTCGCACACGCTATAATAAGGAGTCTATGCCGCAGGCTGGGCAATCAGTTGTGCACCAGGTCGGCAGTGGGTCAGCACCTCAAGGGCTTCGCAATATGTGGGATAGACGACCATCGTAGAGCAAAACCCGCCCGTTGCGTCGCACACGTTGAAAAATACCATGAAACCAGAAGGCACGCGGCGAATTTCGTGCAATTCGTGGCCGTTGGCGTCTGTGCATCGTTCAAACTGCCACACCTTGCCGCAGTCTTCCGGCTGCTCCCCGGCTTGCGTCAGGCGGTCGAAGTCCTCGGCGGTATCGGTTGTCGTGGTGTCTGTGATTTCGCCGGCCTCGCATAACGTAGCATCTGCGCCAGTCTGGGCAGCTGTGCTGTCTGTTGTGCTGTCGGTTGCTGTCAGGTCTTTATATATCGCCCATATTGCGCGGAGTTCGTCGCGCCAGTCTTCGCAATATTTCGCGCGATGTCTGGCCACGGTGTGCGCGTCCGCTGCCTCCTTGGTCAATTCGTCGCCATAGAGGCGGGCGCACTCGTTGCGGTTGATTGGCTGCCCCGCTTCTTTCCAAGCCGTCACGGCTTCCGGTGCGACGGCTTTGAGGTCTTCCCAGTCTTCGGCGGTTCCTCCTGTATAAAGTCCGCTTTTGTTCCACTCAAGCGCACCAATTTCGCACGCTGCAAAGATAACGTGGTACGCCTTTTCTTTGTCGCTCTCGGTGGTGTGTGCGTGCTCCTGCTCGGTGCAGCCCTGCTCGGCAGTCGGTGCGGTGCTGCCTGGTTGCTCGCTCTCGTGCGCTGTGTCGGCTTCTGGGGCGGTCGGGGTAACATCTACCCCGAACCACTCGCGAAGGCGTGCCACGGCCTCGGGCTCGCTCGCTTGCCACTGCTGGGCGGCTTTGTTCCAGGTCGCGCCGTGCGCCTTGATGGCTTTTCGGTTGCGGTATGTCGTGCGGCTGTCTCCTATCACTGCCACGCCCTCGGCTGTTGCTACGAGCTGCAAGCCTTCGGCGGGTGCCTCGTCGGTCTGTGCTGCATCCTGAAAGGGTGCGGTCTCGGTGCGCTCGTTTGCCTTCGCCTGAGCCTTGCCCGGCTTCGGGTCGGTAGGCTCTGGCGTTGTGGTGTGGGTGTAGCTGCGTTTGTCCCAGGCACGGCGGGCGATGGTGTCGGCGGTCTCGGCATAACCTTTTATGAGGATGTCGAACACGTCCACGCCAAGGGCTGCGGCCACTGCCTCGGCCTCCTTGTCGGTGTAGGTGTACGGCTCAGTATAGCCGTATTTGTCGCAGCTGTTGGCGGCTGGCACAGCGGCGAAGATGTCAGCCAATAGGGCGACGCGTGCCTCGTCTGACATTTCGCGCGTTGCCTTGATGTCGCCGCCGTTGCGTCCCATCGTCAGATCTGCGAACTCGCAGAACTCGGAGAAAATAACGTCCGTAGAATCGTCCCAGCCGTTGAAGGTGTCGCGGCTACGACAGAACAAAGATAAATCGGTTTTAGCCTCGAACTCCTCGACCGTGGGGCCGTCGGTCCAAGTTAAATCGAAATCGGCACCCCAGCCACGGCGAACAGATACGGAGAACTTGACACCAGGGAAGGCGGCGGAGCACATGGCTAATATATTTGCCTTTCGCGCGTTGTCAATCTTTCGGGCGGTTGCTTTTCCGTCCTGCTCCATCTCCTCCACGTTGCGCATAAGGGGCAACCACTTAGCACAGCGGGCGCGATAATCGGCGAGGCGCTGCGCCTTCTCCTCTGCTGCCTGTCGTGCCTCCTCTGCCTTGTGCTCCTCCTCGGCTGTCTTGACGGTTTCCAGCTCGTCGGCGAGCATTACGGGCCATTCTATCGGAAGGTATATATAACGGGCGTAATCGTAGGCCTCCGAGTCGATTAAAAAGTACTTACCAGAGGGCGACACTACGAGGGCACCGACGGTGTAGAATGTCGCCAATTTTTCGGGGTCATTATAATATGTGTTATCGTCTTCGTCCACATCCTCGGAGCGGCTGAAGCCCTGCAGGTTGTGACGTGTTACCAATTCATCAGCCAATCGGGGGGTGTTGAAATCTTCCTCGCTTACGTTGATAATCTGCTCAACATAGCAGAGGCGGGCGGGTTTCTCGGCTGCTCGCGTGTAATATGTGAGGTTGTGCAGCTCCTCGAATAGGCCGCGGCCTCCGTCACACTTTAAGCCGCTATTATCGGCCCAAAAGAAGCCACCAACGGCGGGCACACCTTCGAGGCGGTCGGCTTCCTTGGCGTGCTCTGCGTACTTCGTGCGCTGGCGTGCTGCTTCCTTCTCGGCGATGATCTCGCGGGCCTTGGCCTCGGCTTGCTCGGTCGTAGCCTTGCCAAAGGTCTTAATATATGCGGGGCGTGATTCTGGCGACATGATGCCGCACCATCCACAAAGCCCGGTGTATTGTTCGTTATCGCTGTAATACTGTGCGGTTTCTGCCTTGTCGGTTAATACTTTTACCAACTGCTTTGTAATTTCATTAAATGTAGCTTTCATAATCTTTGTATTTTTGTTTGTTATATATTCCGTGATATAATAAAGAGGTGTATAATATAGTGTCTAATACTTAATGCTGAGTAATACGACAACAGCGGCGGCGGCGAGGTTGAAGCCGACGAGCTGCCAACCTGTGCAGCGGATAGAGTCGCCGTCCTGACCGAAAAACTCATGCGAGGAGCAAAGCCAGACAGCGGCGGCGAGTGTGGCACGTCGTGCAGCTCTCAAGGCTGCGGCGGTGCGCTGTGCGCCGTATGTGGCGGCGAGGGTGAGACACTGAGCCAGGGCGCGACGTACTGCGGCGGCTGTGATTGTCTGAGGGGTTGCGGTTATTGTCTTCATTGTGTAAGGTGTTAAAGGTTATATTATAATGCCGTGCAATCGTGCCAACTGTTATATATATGACCATTTTTTAAAAGTGTCCAAATACTCCAGCCTCCAACAAAGAAAAGAGTTTCTATTGTAAAAATTAAAATAACATCCTTGGGCTGTACGCTTTGCGAGGTTAAAAAAGCGTAGATAACAAAACAGGCGAGGAAGGGGAGAGCGGCGAGGGCTAAGGAGAACACGACCGCCACAACAATGCCAAAGATATAACGCACTACGGCAGATTGCAGGGCGTGCACCTTGGCCGCGTATGCCTTGACGTTCTCGGCCACCTTTGCCACCTTCTGGGCAATTGTCGCAGGCTCGGCGGGTGTCTGGTTGGCCTCGTTGCTCTCGTCGCTCTGTGCGTCGTTGTTGTTGTCTTCCTGCTGCGCTGGTTCTGCATCCTTTACCAGTTCGTAGCGTGTGAGCATTCGGCCGAGGTTGTCCACGCCTACGGTGGTGCTCTTTACGTTAATCTTGAGGCGGTCGCACTCCTCGAAGAAGAGAGGAAGAAGGGCAGAGCATACGGCAGCAGAGCCGGACGCCTTCACCTGTTCGGCTGCGTGCTGTGCAGCGGCTCTCTCTTCTGCGATTACTTCGAGCATCTCACCGGCTACGAACTCGGCGCGATCATAGCGGGAAGCGAGGAAGCGGCGGCCGTCACGATCTACGAAGTAATAGCGGCCGCGCTGCTTTTCATATCTTACTATTACGGTGTACTCCTCGCCCTCGGCGATGTTGTAAGCCTGTACGCCATTCAGACGTAACTCAACGCGGTCTAATACGTTTGTATTAACCATCTCTTTCAATGCTGCAATGTTTGTTTGCTTCTTCATAATCTTTGTATTTTTGTTGTTATTATTTGTTTTCGGTTGCAAAGATAGTAAAGATATATTTACCAAACAAATATTTAAGTAATTATCTCTTTACTTTAAACACTATTTAACGTAAACACTTCTTTACCTTATATATATATATGTATCTTTGCATCAAAATAAAAAAAAGATGAAAGCATACATAAAAGAGATATTAGCCCAAAAGGGCATGACGCAACAAGATTTAGCCGACCTTTTAGGCGTTTCGCGTCCCAGTGTTTCCGCCACTATTTCGCGCCCTTCGTTCCCCACCTTGGAACGCATCGCCGCCGCCTTGGATGTGGAGCCGTGGCAGCTCCTCGCCCCTCCTGCCGTTGTCGACGAGCTGAAGCAAGCCAGGGCGCAGCGCGCAGGCGGTGGAGGTGGTGCCCTGGTCGGTGTCGTGCGTGTCGGCTGTGAGATCTACACAGCAGACACCGTGCAACAGCTCCGCGCCATCGTCGAGAGGCTGGAGCAGGAAGAAGCAACAAAGAAGTAAAAAGCAAAAAAAATCCCGACAGGGTGCAAACCTTGTCGGGATAACTTCGGCTAATTTCTAAAGCTGTCAAACAAATAAAACTAACCTAAAGTATAACGGCCGCCGCCAACTCACGGGCGAAACGGTGTAAAGCGTTTATAATTTTCTCTTTCTGTGCCTGTCGCGGTTTCTTGCGTCCGTGCATATAGGCCCATAGTTGTTTTTGATTTATCCCCGTGATACGCTCCATACCTGCAAGAGATATAAAACTACCGTAATAATACAAAAAGCTTTCGGTATCATACCGCCATATAATTGTATATTCGCCAGCCTTCAGAGGTTCTGGCCAGTCCTCGCGTGGCATGTTCTTTTTTATTAACTCGATAGCTTGCACGGTGTCGGCCTTGCATGCTTCCACGGTGTCACCAGCCGCCCAAATACCGGGGCAATTCTCAGAGCATGCGCCGAAACTGTCGGCACTTGCAGAAATAAGCATTATAATTTCGTTTGCCATATCCTTATATATATTATATTGTTTGTTATGATGGAGGAAAGGGGCGCGCCCCTTTCCTCTTTCTTCTGTTAAATTCCCATCGCTCGCGCTATGCTCCGCCGTAACGGCTCGGGCACCTCCTTTGCCCCATGAAAGGGGACAGGGGGAGAGAGCTTTCCGCCCTTGGTGTAAAAGTAGTGCGAGCCTTCGGCGTGGTCGAACTTCCAGCCCTTGGCCTTGATTCTTCGGTGAAATTCTGTGTACTTCATTATTGTATAAGTTTTATTTGTTTGACTTTGCAAAGGTAGTAATTTTTCTACCTTTTACCAAATATTTTTGCAATTATTTTTGCTTTCGTCATTATTTTTTTCTTTTCACCTTATTATATAGGCGCACGGCTGCACCTCTGCGCCATCGTCGAGAGGCTGGAGCAGGGCAGCACACCACCACCGCGGACCACTTCGCCACCGTTCAGGCATCCACAGCAGCCACGACGAGCAACAGCACACACGACCGCCACACCCTCGACCGATTCAGGGCGAGCGAGGGGGCGCACCCTCGCCCCGTCTGGTATGCCTCACGCCCTGAGCTGCGCACCCTCTCACCATCCAGGGCGCACCCTCTCCCGCCTGAGTGCGTCCGCATATATGATAAGTTTTAGCTAAATCGGGTGCACGCAAGGCTCTCCAGTGCGGCGGCGCTCTCGCTTGCGAATCGAAGTTGCAAGGAAAGTTTGCTGGATGCGATTGCTCTAAATATCAATTATTTAGGTGTTCCTCTTGGGATGGCTTTTACAGGTCGGTATTCCATTTAAGCCTTTGATTATTAACTATTTATAGGGGTAAAATAATAATTCAGATACAACAAAAATAGATGATATGCCTCTCTTTTTACAAAAAAAACACAAAAGAAAACACTGCGAACAGATAAAACTATACTCTTTTGAACAGAAATAAACGTATATAATAATTATTTTTCAGAAAAACTTGCAAAATACAAATATATGTATTAACTTTGCAGCAAAAACAATACTAATATAAACATGAGAACGAAAATAGACATTCGTCGCGCCATAAAAGAGCGCGGTTACACCATTACGTCTTTCTGTCAGAAGTTCGACCTAAAGACGCAGAACATCATTCAGAATTACATCAAAGGCAACCCTACAATAAAACGTTTGGAAGACCTTTGCGAGAAACTGGATTGCGACATCACTGATTTGTTCTATCCAATAGGCGATTCGAGCGATGCACAGCCCACTATCAACGCCACCGCTTTATGTCCTCATTGTGGTGCAAAGGTTCGGGTCGGCGTGGTGCTCCTGCCCGAAAAATAAAAAAAATCCCACGGCAAGCCGTATGCCTGCCGTGGGAAATGTTAAGGCCTTTGGTGCAAGCCAGCCTTTAAGACTCCAGCTCGCCGCCAGGCTTCTGACCGCCGCCTTCAGTGGTGGAGCCGCCGGGCTTCACGCCACCCGTGAGGTCGTTGCCGGCGAGCATGACCTTGAGGTCGTCGGTGACGAGGGAGCGCATGAAGCTGTAGGGGTTGCCGATCTTGTGCTGCGCCTTGTAGGCCTTCATCACGGCGAGGTAAGCCTCCGTGCCCTTGGCCGACGTAGCCGACGGGCGGTTCTGCTTCCACCAAGAGGAGGCGAACTGCGATTTTTTCGTAAACGAAGATTTCACCGTCTGCTGTTTCTCACTGTTCGGCTGCACGCATCCGTGATAGCCAGCCGAATACATCTTACCCGTGCGTTTGTTGACACCAATATAAGTAGTGTCCTTTTTGCACAGTTTGCCACTAATGGAACTAACCAAGTGGCTTGGAACAATCTTTGCCATACGCAATAAATTTTTCCGTGAAACATTGTCCCTAAAAAGGGGCGTTAATACACTCAGAGCAAGTCTAATGAAAGTCTACTGAATGTCTAATGAAAGTTCACTGACGTTGCTCATAGTGTAAAGGTACAAAAAACGTGCGTGAAACATCGGACATAAAAAATAATTACTAACTAAAATAACAGATTTATTATGAAGAAAATTTTCAGTTTTTTGCTCATGTTAGCCATGATGCTTGCCATGGGCGCGAGTGTAGCGAGTTGTAGCAGCAGCGACGATGAAGGTGGGGAGAATAATCCTCCAGAAGAAGAGTATGTCGCAAAAGAAAGCAAGTTTTGCGATGCCTTGAGAAAATTCAAGGTATCAGGGTTTGACTACCATCAATACCAATATGTCAGTAAATTCTCGCTGCATAGCGAGGCTCGCAGTGGAATAGATGCCACCGACCGATGGGAGATTGGAATGTATATAGCAAATGACCCAGGTTTGGATAAGTGGGACGGCACATACCAGATAGACCAACTTTGGGGTACGCTCTACGGCTTTGAAAATGGGTACGAAGTGCAAAAAGCTTATTTGGAAACAGCAGATGTTCTCCCAGTGAAAGGAGCATGGATAAAATTCACCTACTTGCACAAAAACGACAAATACGGCAACAAGATATACACCATAGAGCTGCATATCGACGAAATGAAGGAGAAAAACGGCGACTACGCACGCGACATCAACATCACATATACTGGTTCGATTAGTGGCGGCATGATAGAATATTAAAGATATATGGGTGAAAGTTTGCATGTTTCGCAAACTTTGCTTACCTTTGCAGTGCTATAATGTGACTCGAAGTTTCAAATAGAGAGTCATAATCTAAAATTAAAAGTATGGATCCCTGCTATTCGTGAGAATGGCAGGGATTGTTATATGTTTTTTCTTGAAACGACCAAATTTTTTCGTTTCCAATTATTTCCTAAGAAATAAAAGGAAATAAATGGAAACGAGTTCTGCCCCAATCAACAGAGCACGACAATATGATTCATCTTCAAGACATAATCAAAGATAAAGTAGTGGGCGATGCTCCCCAGGAAGATGACGAGGGTGTATCGCACAATGTCTTCCCACTCGAAGCGTGGGAGGTGATAGCGCCGGTACTGGTATATCTCGCGTCCTATCATGACAGGCAAAGCCAGCGGACCTACAAATATACTGACAAACAGCAAACAAGCAAGACCGATCCAGTCTCGCTTGTTGAGGGTGATGAGGTTTCGGAGAAATGTCTTCATACGCAGAGCCAATAGGTGAAATATACGTCAATGAAGCCCGCCATCTCTGCCCAATACCAGGGTTTGTAGAATGACGCCCTGCGGTCGAAGATGTAGAGGCAGAGAAGGTACTCTGCCAGTACGATGAGTGTCATCATCCAGCATACACTCATACACCAGCCTACGCATCCTATGGCGGCTACGATGGCTCCTCCCTTATGGATAGGGTAGGCGTCGGCATCGAGATAGTTGGGTGCAGCACCGACAAACATCAGTCCTGCGCAACCTATGAAGGCGAGGCACTGAATGCCCTTGCCCGTGTCGAGCATACATACCATCATGGCGATGGCTGTGAAGAACATGATAAAGGTGAAGAGAAGTCCATAGTTGTGCTTCGTCTTGTTGCCTATCACCTCGCTGCCCGTGCAGTTCTGCAACTGATAGTAAATGTCGCTTATCATGTCGGGTGCTCCGAAGCGCATAAACGACAGAAGAAGGAATCCTCCCAAGAGGAGAAACGAAATAATACTTAATATACACATAATCTTTTTATATTAATGGGTTTATGGAATACTGACCATTTTATTGAGGTCAATAATATGGTTATCATTTTCCCGGCATCAGGAAAATGATATTATACACGCATCTCAAGCATCTTCGGGTAGCCTGCCTTGTAGTCGTAGGCTTCCACCTCCTCGATGGTCGTCAGCTGACTGACTGCTTGCTTATGGCTCGCCGTAACGTTAAAACACTCGTAAGCATAGTTTTCGATGCTTCGCATGAGTACTTCGGCTTGCGCACATGGCATAGTAAAAGATACACCTTTTAGCCATATAGCGATATTTTCCTCGCCAAGCGCAACCTTGTCAGCAATATTCTGTCGTAAGCCCATGCGCTTTTCGACGTTAGGAGAATTAGGGTCATCCTTGTTCCATGAAATAAGCATACCGTTTAAAATAAAGCCGTTTACCTTGTCTGAGGTGTCGTAGGCTGTTATCTCTTCCTCCTTCTTTGAGATGGCATAAGCCAATTCTGCCGCCTTTACTCTTTCATCGAATTTAGCGTAAGCAGCCTTCACCTCGTCCTCATCGAATAGCGATGTCGGGATGCTACATTCATAACACCGATAAGCTCCTATCTCGCTATCCAACACCTCGCCAAGATGGTAGATGGTGATTGTTTCACTCTTGTCTGAACTACCGATTTCATATTTTTTTTTAAACTGGTCAGCAGGAATAATCGTACTGACAAACGAAATTGTTTTTTTCATAATTTTACCTTTCTTTTAAAGTTACTTTTTATTCTACTCTCTCTCTCAAAGAGGCAAATAGGTCAGCAAGCGTAGACAGGCAGAACCGAGTAGGCGACGGGCTTTCTGTTGGTGCCAATCTGATACGCGCAGTAAACAGCAAACGTGGCACTACCCTGCGTTGAAGTCCATCTAATGGTTTTCTTAACGAAAGTTTCATAGGCTGTGGCAGTGCTTGCATCAAACAATTCCGTCAGAATTTCCTTGATAGTCTCAAGGTTAGCTACATGTACTAATTCCTGTCCTATCGACATAATGAAACCACGCTGTTCTTCACCACCTAACGTAAGAATTGTGTTATATGCGTAGTCAAAGGCTGGCAGAGGGAAAGCCTTTGGTTGCCCCTCCACCATCTTCGCCACTGGGATTCTCAGCGTGAAGTCATTACCTTTTACAATTTTCTTCATATAGCTATAAAATTAAATTGTTAATCGTACTTTTTCGGGATAACCTGCCGTAATATCATAGGCTATCAATGCGTCTATCGTCTGTAGCTCCGCAACCTTATCAAGATGTGTCTGCGTAACATTGTAGCAGTCTTTGGCGTAGACTTCTATCTTGCTTATAAGGTCTTGAGCTGTTTCAATAGGCAGGGTATAACACTCGCCGTCGAGCCACAGGGTCGTTTCCGTTCTCCCCATTCGCATAAGTCGCTCGTTGCCCTGATACACTCTGTCTCTTGTCTCAAAGTCGAGCCAGTGAGCCTCGTCGTTGAGATAAAACGTATTCACCTCTGCGCTCTTATCGTACTCCGTTATCTGCTCGATGCACTTATTTCTCAGAGCCTCTGTCAGCTGTTCTTCTGTGGGCACCTCATCGGTATTCATACCGAGCAGCACGCAGTCGTACAGATACTCACCGTCTTCTGTCTTGCGTTCGTTCACAGAAAGCCGCACCTCATTATTTTTCCATGTCGCAACCTTCGTTTCCAAAGGTGTAGCATACAATTCCTTATATGTTATCATATTCGTTTAGTAATTATTGTTGCTCATTATTCCTACGTCAAGATTACCGAAAGTGGTTTCTGTCTGTATCGAATAGATTCTTCCATGCCCTGCGAGTGTCATGTACTTAGCGCTGAAGGTGGCTATCTGTACATAGAAGGATGGCCTTGTCACGCTCTGCCCCTTCTTGATGGAAGGCACCAGCTTTGTGTTGCCGTAGACCGTGGCATCCACAGTAAGGAACACGCCATCCGCAAGATTTGTCAGCGCACCATTCTTCACCATTGTGCGGCTCGTAAACGTCCTTCCGTCGGCAGCACTCGCAAGGTCGTAAGTACCCAATCCGTTGGCCGAGTCGGCTACTATCTTTCCGTTCACTCTTGGTGCTGAGTAACGATACAGGGTTGTCGTTTTACCAGTCGCACCCTTAACGAAAAGAATGTAGTTGTTGTCCTTTGTTGCCGTGTACCACGACTTCGTTGTGTCAGCCCACGGTAGGTCTACATTCTCTCCGAGCGGAGTCGTCAGTCCTGCGTCCTCTGCTTTGATATATTGCGCAGAAGTTATCTTCGCGTCGGTCTTGCTGAGCGAGGCAACACCAGCAGGGCCGAGGTCGTAGAGAAAGTTTCCGTTGTCGTCGTAGTACGACAGCACGGCCTGTCCCGAACTGTTCAGACCGAAGCGGATATTTGCAGTTCCTGCCTTGCCGTAGATATTGATAAGGCCATCGGCTATCCTTACCATCTGTCCGTTGTGTCCTTGCGATGTAAGCATCTGCGCCAGTATCAGAGCCGCATTGATGGCTCCGTCTGTAAAGAGTGCGGCTGTCGTAGTCTGGCCGGTAGAGAGCGTGTTCTCCACCTTGATTTTCTCGCCATATAGAGTTATTCCGCTCGACGTAATCTCAAGTCCTGCCGCCTTTGCTGTGGCTCTGTCGATGAGGTCGGTCTTCCGTTCTGTATAATCAGTAAGTTGTGCGCCTTCCTCCAACTTCGGCTTTGTCACCCAAGCCTCAGTATCGCCTGGAACACGTATCAGCACCTTGTCTGGAATTACCTCTGCTCCCTCGCCAGTATAGTCCTCTATTCGCCAATGCACCCAGTACCGCTTATAGGTCGAGGTGAGTGCGAGCTGTGCGTATCCGTCAGCCCTGCCGTCCGTATATTCGTTTCCTTCGCAGGTTTCTGTATATACATTTGCATGAACGCTGTCTCCATAGAGATAAACGTTGATGTTCCCGCTGCCCTTGGCGACGAAGGAGAACACATAGTCCTGCTTCTTTACTATTCTCGCCTGCCCAGAAAGGGTAGCCGTTGTTGGAAATTTATATTGCAAGGCTTCTGTGAACTGAGACTCTGCCGAGTTGTTTTTGTTGTACAATATTCCGTAGCAGCCTTCGTATTTTTCAAACATAATCAGTCCGCTGGCAAACTGGAGATTGCTGTTGTCAGACGATTTGGTCAGTGTCATCGTGTCCTCCAAAAGGTTTCCTCCCACATAGTCGTAGTCCGTTTCCGCAGGAGTCCAGCCTGTGTACTCGCTCCCCTCCTCAAGCATTGGCATACATATCCATCCGTTACCCGAGGCAGTATAAACAAAGGTTCCGTCCACGGTTATGCAATTGTAGACAAAGATATTCACCTCGATAAACTCTGCATCGCCCGTATTGAAGGTGTAATTCACTTGCCTCCACTGGTTCACCTCGTTCTCCTTTGTCTGCCACTGTCTGATACCTGAGGTGGCAGCAATACCGTCCCCTCTATCGCCATTCATCGCAGCCATCTTGTACGCCTCCGAACGAACCTGTAAGTCCTTCGTGTCGCACTTTATCCATGCGGAAAATGTATAATCGGTGTTCTTCTTCACAGCGATGCCGTTGACGGCCTGTCCCCAGAAAAGTCCCTTGTACTGAGGCGTTCCGTTACCCGTCACCGAGAAGCGGATGGCATTATGGCCGTTCACACCTCCAGTAATCGTAGGCTGGAAGAGGCCGTCCGAATAACATATATCACCCTTCCTTGTCAATGACGTATCTCGCAGTAGGTTATACCGTCCTTGCTGGCTCTGAGTCACACTGAGAGTAATCTCCTTTGCCGTCTGCTTGATAGTAGATGTGTAGGCGTTGAGAACGGTAGGATTGCTTTTTTTGAGGTCGTTCTCCAATGCCTTAAATTGCGACTGATACTGCTTTGCCGTAACCTTTACACTACCCATATACTTCGACACGTTCACCGAGAATGGAACCTGCGCAAAATAGAGAACACCAGTGTAAACAAATTGTGCGACCGCATAGCCTGATGTTGCAGAAATCTGTCCTTGATTTATACCATCAATAACCACGTCGTTCTTTGCAATATTACTGCCTAATACAGATACTTCGATATATCCATCCTTCTGTATTGCACCACATTTGCAATTTACGCACAAATCATCCCTTGAGCTAATATTGCTGCATTCATTAGAGATATTCAGGTTACCCTTCATTATCTTTACCTTCGCAACCTTTGATATGCTAACAGGTACAATTCCACTATCATCTGTGTCAAAAACGAGCGGAGCGTCTTCGACAATAATAGAAACGGCATCCTTGCCAGGCTTGCCTTGCGGACCTGGCGCACCATCCTTTATCGCCGCTATCGTTATCTGGCCCCTCGCCAATAATACTGCCATACTCTTTCATTTTTTTTATTAATAAAAAATAAGGGTGAGGTGCCCTTATTTAGACACCTCACAAGTAAACGTGCCTCTCACTGCCACGTCAGCGTTGGACACCGTGACGTAAGGCTTGCTCGAAGCATTCACCGCACTTGATGTACCGTTCCAGTTCGTGGCTACACCGCTGGCATTGTACTTCGTCCATTTGTAGATGTAGTTCGAGGCATGGTTGCTGTCTGCCTTCACCGCTGCACCATCCTCCACTACCTTGCCGTCTTTCCAGAGTCGGGCGTAAAGCTCCGTCGACTGCGAACCGTTCACTATCTTGTCGCCGGTCAGCGAATACACCTCCACCACGTACGGGTCGCTCGCATCGAAGAACGTGATGATAGCGCTGGCGGTATCAGCACCGTCCTTCACCGTACAGCGGAAAGTCTGGAAGTTAAGCACGTCATTGGCGCTCACGTTCAGAGTGCTCACGCCGCCCGAAGTGCTCACGTTGCCCGAAGCCACAGCGTCCCATGTTCCTGCACTGATATTCAGCACCTCCCAAGTCATTGATGTCATGGTGGTGTCCTGCACGTTGCCACGGAAGAACTTGGCTATAGCACGCAGCTTATTGCTGTTGTTGGTCGAGTCGAACGTGTTGCCGTCGGGGGTCTCAATCTGCACCGTCTGAAGCGCACCGCCACTCTTGGCCAGCGAAATGGTCTTGTAGCCGATACACGTAGTCGTAGCCTTTGTCTCCGGGTCTGTGTATTTGCACGACCACTCGATGTTCTTCACGCTGCCGTTCTTGTCGATGTTGCTGGCGAGGTTAAGCTGATACGACTTGCCGCTCACAGGAGTGGCAGCCACACCGTCCACCTTCCACGACCATCCCGTACAAGCCGAGGTCGGAGCCTGGTCTGTAGCACTGCCCGTCACGTACACACGGGCTGTTATCACGTTTGGTTCACTCGACGAGTAGTTCGGAGTGTACACATCCGTGTCGGGGGTGTAAATCTGAGTCTCGCCCTTAGAGCATTGTGTGAAACACTGCACGGCCTTGCCGTCATTGAGGTCAACGATAGTAATCTGACCATTAGCTAATACTTTTGCCATAATCGTTTGTTTGTTTTTATATTATTATATGTTACTATTAATAGTCTCTGTATCTGATACGCACACACTACATCCGAATTGTGCTTGTCTGTCTACGTCGTCACGTGTGATAAGACAGTTCCGGCCAATCCCCTCATGCAGCGTGTTCCATACAGCATCATCTTCGGCATCAGCCGATTGTCGCCACCACGACCATGAGCTGTTGCCCACGGTGTCGCTTATGTCCTCGCCATTGCGTAGCAGCGTTGCCTTCAGCGTCATTTCGCCCGAACCGTTAATCATCACCGTGCCCGTATCGCTCGTTATCATTATCTGATAAGCCACGCCGTCCTCGCCCTTGTCTCCCTTCTCGCCTTTGCTTCCAGATAGAACTTTTTTCCATTGTGTCGAGCCGTCAGAAGGCTCACCTGTTACGTCCTCCTCTGAATTGGCAACACACACCCAAACGGCATTATTGTGATTTACTTGGTCGTTCTTATGATAGGTATTTCCTTCTACCCAGTCACCTCTATAATTGATGATATTAATAGTACTGCCGTCATCCGAAATCAATTCAAAGTGTGAGGAATTGATTTTCGTTCCACCCTTCGGTGAAGTCTCGAATACCGACAGAGATACTTCTTTGTTCTCGCCATTTACGCTTTTTGTGATAGTATGCTTGTACTCAGAGATATTAGCATAGCAAGCGATACGAGGAGCATAGTCGCCAGTTGTCTCAAGGATAATCACGTTCTGCCTGTCCGTCTTGTCGTACTCAAGATTGCCATTACGATGTCTGTTGCCGTCCAGCACGATTGTGTCGCCCTCAGCAGGGTCTCCCTTTATCTCAACAGGCGCATTCTTCTCTGTATATCCGTCTAAGCCTTCGGAATGCTTGCCAACGACAATCCAAGCAAACGCCTGACCATCGTACAATTCCACCTGTTCTTCTCTCGTCTGCTCCTTACCAGCTTCGTCAAGATAAGTCTCCGTTTTAGTGCCGTATATCTTCTCATTTTGCGTAGATACGCCACCATCAGGAATAGTACGCCAGTAACTCTTATTACTTGTATCACTATATGCTCCACCAGCCACAATCTCGCCAATAGTCTGACAGCGCACTTGGTCGCCCTCCTGCCAGTAGTTCATCGTGGCAGTAGTTCCGTTGTCAGCTAAGAGATAGCATTTCCAGCCAGCGCATTCTGCATCATCCGCAGTTGTTTCTATCCAAGATATAACACCGTCAGCAGATACCGATTCCTTGACAGGCACAACTTTGATAAGCTTGCTACCAGCTCCAGATAAATAGATGTTGCCTCCCGAATAAGACAGCTTGCGTACATCTAATTCGTGGAATATCGCCTTGCCCCAGATGGTGAGGTTCGTAACGAAGGCGTGATATTTTCCGTTATCCTTCTTAACAGCGAAACCCTGCTCTGCTTCGTTGTCGTAGTCGATGGACTGTAACGACTCAAAGATGGCACGTCCTGCCTCGTCTATCAACGCTCCTCCCTTACCAAAGTAAGCACCTCTGTTCAGCTTTACTAAAGCCTCGCTCACCAGTCCTTTGATAAAGGTAATCATGCCGTTTACCGTGTCATCATTCTCTTTGGATAAGAAATGGCGTACACCAAACTGCCCAAGGAACTCAGGAGTAACCACTTTGTTGGCTGACGTATCATCGGTGTTTTCTGTCGCTACGCCAACGATTTTATGTCCGTTCAAGAAAAGGGTGGCGATAGTGGCTGTCGCTGCCTTGAGCGTAGTAAATGCTGCCACAGAGATGGTCTTCAGGAACTTGATGGTGTCGTGTACTGACTCATATCTCCACCATTGACCCTCGCCGCCGGAAGCTATCGCTTCGTCGGTGGCAAGAGAACCGTATTCCACAGTGAGAGTCCACTCACGATACTTTTCTATGATGTCCTGATCGTTCTCATCCTTACCTACATTTTTGGTCAGGACCTCAGAGATTTCTCCTTGCAGATACACATAGTAATAGTCCTCGTTGCCCACCTGCTTGTCCGCAGATGCAATAGACTTACCGTAGATGTCAATGCGCTCGCTGGGGAATACCACCATTGCCGTACCGTTGACGCCATTGCTGACGCGCGGAATGGCTACGTAAACATACTTAGCCTTTGCATCAGGAAAGAGAGAGGGATAAGCCACTAACGGCCAACGCTGATAGTTGTGCCCGGCATCGTAGCCCAGACCCTCAATGTCCTGCATATAGCATAGAATAGAAGCACCACTCGCCACGCTACACTGGATGTAGTTAGGCTCACCCATTGCGTTGAGTTGGATATAGAGCGCACTGCTCGAAATCCAATAATTCGTAATTTTGACTTCTGTTGCCATGATGATTTTTGATTATTTATTTTTAGATGTAGCAAAGTTACCGAAAACACTTTTCTTGATAGGGACAAAGCATGACGGGAGGGTGACACTTAGATACAAAAAAACGAAGAACACAGCCCTAAAGCCGATGTCCTTTGCCAAACAAACTAAGAAAAAAAGTATTCTATCAAAGTAAAAGCGAACCATTAATATCGATCACTACTTTAAACGACAAAGCATACATGTTGGTATTAGTGTCATCCTGGATAGTGGTCTCGTCTTCCAAAAGAATGGTGCATGGAATCCAAATGCCGTTGACGAGAATCCATGCGTGTTTGCTCATGGCAAACTCGTGCAGATACCAGTCGAGCCAACTCTCGTCGAGCGGGTCAGTAGTGAGATTCCAAGTTTCCTGATCATTCTGCTTCTTGACCGACGCACGAGAGAAGGAGTTAAAAGTCTCCTGCTTTGCCACAATATACGATTCTGTTGTAAGCGCCATCTTACGGCTGTAGGCTTTCGGCAGACTGACACTCTCAAGTACACCAAACAGATTGATGAAGCGTATGGTGTAACGGTTGCTCGCCTCTGTAGCAGGAAGCGCATAGAGTTGGTGAGTACCGATGGTCTGTAGTCCTTCCTGCGTAATCTCCTTAGAGACAGACGTGGGAGGAACCAGGGTCGGACTGTTACTGAGCAGTTGTTCTGTCTCGTATGATGGAGTATAAATAAAGGTGTCACCCACAACGACGGGTTGCGGCAATGTGTTCGGCTTTCGGGTAAACGAAACGACTCCCTTGCTGGGTCCAGACAGAAGGCGCACCATATCAGAGAAAGCACCCGCTATGCTGCGAAGGTTCGTATTGCCGGTTTCGTCGGGGTTTTGAGGATAAAACACCTCGTCTACATTGGTATGTATCTCACCATTGCTATCCATATATTCATCGTAGGCATGGACGTACCAGCTCACGAAAGGATAGGTTGTCGGCTCGGGAGTATATTCGTAGGAGTCGAGTGCCGCACGGAGAGCTGACGATACATCAAGCGATACATCAGTGCCCTCTTTGGTGACAGGCTCATTGAGTTGTATGACATCATAGCTGCCGTCATTGTCGAACATGACCTCTACGACGACACGATGAAAAGAAGGCGTATTCTCAAAAGCTGACGGAGAGATGGTAAAAGTAATCGGGTTGCCAGCAAGGATTGAACCAGATGTAAGTAAAATTTTCTGTGCCATATCTATAGATAAAACAGGAGATGAATGTATGTGCTGAGATTTTTCTTGGGGCTACGAAAGTCGCTAAGACATTTTTTTCTCTACGATAGCTGTCACATCAGACACAAGTTGTAAGTCTTTTGCCTCTTCGGGCGAAATCTTGATATGGAACATGGTTTCGGTCTGAAGAACGAGATCGAGAAAGTCGATAGACTCAAGAGCGAGATCATCACGCAGGTTAGAGCTGTCGGTCACTTCTGCTGTCGATGCCCAAGGTGTGCGCAGGCCTTCAACTATATTGAACACCCGCTGGCGAATATCTTCTTTGTTCATAATGATTGGAATTTAGAAATGATGAATGACGAGTTGGTGCCTCCGAAGCCAAAGGCATTGCAAAGAATATGGTGTGATAAGTACTCGCGTGACTGCATGACGAGATTGAGCTTGGGAAAAGCATTCTCGGCTGTGGTAGCCGCACCGAAGATAGTGTCTGCGTTAAGCATCATGGCGGCTTGAACGGCCTGCGATACGCCAGCCATCCAGCACTCGTGACCCGTCATGCCCTTGGTGGCTGCGATATAAGGACTCTCGGGGAATACCTTTCCGATGGCTTCTGCCTCTGCAGCATCGCCCTGCTCTGTACCTGTGGCATGGGCAAGGAGTACATCTATCATTCCTGCATCGAGTCCTGCCGATTCTATGGCCTTAATCATTGCCACTTCTTCCTGATAAGCATCCGGGGTACAGATGTTGGTGCCGTTGGTGGAGAAGCCGCAGCCGGAAAGTTCTGCCACGGGCGAGACTTCATAATCCTCAAAACGCAAGCTGTCGGAAGGCTCAAGAATGACACAGGCAGCACCACCCGAAGGAGCCAGACCATTGCGGCCTTTGCCGAAAGGCTGCACCTTGTCGGGCGAGAATACGCCCATGGCATCAAACGACAGCATGGAGAAGGGACCAGTCTCCTGTGCGCCAACGACAATCACCATTTCGGTTTGGCGCGTATCAAGAAGCATCTTGGCAAGACCGATGGCATGACCTCCTCCGGCACAAGCCCCGCTGACGGTAAGCGAAAGTCCTTTCAGTCCGTAGATAGAGGCGAGACTCATGCTGACGGTGGAATTGAGTGTACGGAACACTGCGCCTGCCCCTAAACGTCGGGTGTCGCGCTGTGTAATGGCAGTTGTCATTGCCTGATAGTTGTCTCCAGCCGTAGAGTCGTTGCTGACGATGACCGATACATTGTGAGACTGCAAGAACTCGGGAAGAATATTGGCTTCCATCAGAGCCTCGTTGACGGCAGATAAGGAATATAGGGTCGGTTCGGAAAGACATTGCCGTTGAGCCCTGGTGAGTTCGGATAGCTTCCAAGGGTTCGGGTCATTTATCTTTCCGCACAGGTCGGACTGATAACCTTTCTCGCTACGTGCGGGGTCGTGGTGAAGACCGCACTCTCCATACGCCAGCTTCTGTGCGACGGAAAAGGTATCGTTGCCAAGACAGGAAACGATACCTGTGCCTGTGATTAATATTTTTCTATCCATGATTATGTTTGTTTGATTAAAGAATACTCTTACAAGGCATAGACGGTCAGTTCCACCTCTCCAATGCCTTCCTTAGCCGTGATAGTTGTATTCACCTTGTCGATAAGACATTTCACACCTCCGATGTTCCACCACGTCTTCCAATGGTTAGGTATGTCGGCTATCTGTGCGACAGAAGCCGAACAGCGGATGATGTACTTCTTGCGGTTAAGCAGGAAATAGGCGTAGGGCAGAATGAAGGTATCGAAAAGACCGCGTGAGCGTATCTTGGTTATCACATTGCCGTTAGTGTCCACCTCGTCGGGGTCGCAGAGAGAAACATCCTTATATTCCGGCTTACTGAGCCATGACGGCTCTTTGAAAGCGCGTATCTTGAGCGAGAAGCGTTCACCTTTGCCTCTGCCTTCCTGAATACCATTGTAGTCGAAGACATTGCCCATCATGTCAATAGAGTCGCAAGCAAGAGCATACTCGCCTGCTGCCGTGCGCCACTTGGAAGTACCGAAGTGGTCATAGTTGTAGTCATAGGGTTCTGTAGTTGCATTCGTACCGCCGCCTCGCATCATGGCCAAGGCGAAGCCCCATCGTGAATCGTCTTGAAGAGGCGAGTTGCCGTCTTCGGTGTTTGACGGGTCGTAACTCTCGACGAGTTTCAATGACTGCTGCATATAGAAGTCGCAGAAAGGCGAGGAGATGGTCTGGTTGATGATTTGCTCGACAAACTCATGTTCCATTTCCTCGTCGACATAGGCGCAGAGGATGGGCTGTCCTTCCTTGATAACGACACCATAGGTTGTTGTCTTTGAATCATCATAGTACTTTGCCGTATGAGAGCCGTAAGCAGCCTCTATCTCCTTGAAATAGTTGACATCGTTGAACGGCACAGGAGTGAAGTCGATGGTGATGTCGTGGATGAAGTCTTCATTCTCCTCGCTGCAATCGCCATACTCCACACCCTTGTACTGGCCTACCTCGAAAAGTACAGGTTTGAGGTCGGCTGTAGTAGTGGCGTCGCCATTCACCTTCACGCGATAGGCATTGCCCGTCTTGCGGTCGATGTAGCATCTTTTATCTCCAGAACTTAAATTATGAAAGAAGTCAACGTAATCTCGATCGTAAACCGTTTCGTTGTCTCCACTTCCCGGTTCGGGATAGTCGATATAGTCGTAATCGGTGGCATAGCCCATATTTTTATTCTTGCGGCTGTCCTTGACGTTCTGCTGCTGATCCTTGGCATCGCTCTCTTCGGAGTATCGCATACGTACACCCGTTATCTTCTCGCTGACGGGAATGATAGAATGAATGTCTGCGCGGAACGTGCGTGCTGGCTGTCCACTCTCGCGAAGCACGTCACGGATGAGGTAGGCCGTGACTTTCTTTTGCTCATAGTCGTAGGAGAACTTGATGCCGAAGGCGCTTTCCAAGGATGAGATAATCGTGCTGACACTCTCATCGGGGAAGTTGTCGCTGTTGACCACCATATAGAGCACGTTGGCCTGCACGTTGAACTTAGAGATTTGCGCCTCGATGCTGATACCAGTCACCTTGCCGCCCTCTTTTGTCGTCTCTCCCACCTGTATGTGTTCGGAAGTCCCTTCGTTAGTGGTGAGGGTGAGCTCGTTGACCGTCTTGTCCTCTGCCTTTACGATGTTGATTTTTCCACCACAACCGCGCGACTCCAACCAGGAGTTGATATGATCTTGCTTCTTGAAATATCCTTCCTTAATCTCGCCTTCCTTCTTTTTCTTGGCGATGACTTCGGGGTCGTCCTTCTTGTAGTATGTTCCGTGATGTGGATGCTCTTTGGTGTCGTAGGCGCAAACGGTGGTGAAGAAACAGAGGTGCTTCATATCCTCTATCTGCATCAGTGCCGACTTGTCGAAGGCGACACCCAGGTGAGCAAACAGGCAGTCGAGAAAATAGAGTACATAGAAACAAATGCCCGACTGCGGACGGCGTGCGTCCAACACCCAATAGGGATAAAGATCCTCGTTGGTCCACTTGCAGTCCTTTGTGCTGATAATGTCGCTCGATGTGGTGCCATCGTCTGCAAGTCCGTGGTGCTTGTAGCAGATACGGGCATTGCAATAGGCTGCGGGACGGCCTGCGCCATCTGTCTCGCCATAGGCTGCCGACGTGTTGATATAGTCGCCATTCTTGGCGATGGCGGGCTCGTTGACTGTATTGCCGTTGGGGTAGGATCGTGACGACTTTCTCTTAGCATCGGCCTTCATGTGTAAAGGATAAAGGATATTGGTGGTGTACTCCTGGCACGATGCAGGATAGGAGAAGCCAAGCGCCTGCGGTTCGAGCACCTTACTCACGCTTACGTGCTCGGCATGGATGGTTCGGGTGACAGTCTCATCATCCTTATGCTTTCCTCCCTCGACAAATACACTGACATTTACAACAGGGTCGCTCTCGATGTCTACCCTTACGTTGCCTATCTTCTCGCCGATGATCAGTTCATCCTTGATGGGAATGTCACGACAGTTGAGCGATCCGATGAGGTCGCTGAAACTCTGTCTGCCTGCATTAATGCTCATCGAGAGCGAGCCCTTTATCTCTTCAGCATCCTGCATGACGAGTTTACCGTTGCGGAAGGGCAGTCCGTCGGCATGAATGCGCGTAGGCAAATGCTCCATGTTGACAGTACGAAACGATGCCCGCACGTCATCGATGTTCTTTACCAGCCATCGGTTGCCGTCGAGCGGAATGGAAAACGGATAGGCGAACATCTCGTTATCATTGAACACAGGGTTCTGGTCCTCTATATCGATAGAGAAATCATCGGGCAGCGACACAGGTCGGTCGTTGATAAGTATGGTGAGATGAGAGTTCATTGTTTCTTGATATTTACTTTGGCGTTGTCGTATATAGAGATAAACTGACGGGTGAAGGAGTTGACGACGGCATTACCGAAAGCGTAGACAGCTCTGTGGCCATGGTCGGTGAGTGTGCCTGCCGTGATGTTGACCACCGACATGTCATAACACTCGGCAGAGGCATTGGTGGTCAGTCGGGACTGGTTGCGTGCCACGGCGTGACCTTCCTTGACGGTGGCGCGTGAGAAGTCGCGCAACTCTACATGGCAGTCAGGATTCATAACTAAGGCAGAGGCGATGTTGTGCAGCACGACACGGGCATTGCCGAGGATATAGGCCGTGTGGGCATGATAGAGGTGGATGGTCTCTGTGCTGTCGCCGATGAGCACATTGCCTGTAGGCGAGTCCTCGTTGTAGAAGATGCCGGCAGCATTTATCTCGCTCTTATAGTCAGGATAGAAGTCACGAAAAGCTGCCATGACCTGCTGTGGCACTTCGGTTATCATGCCGTGCCAATACTTGTGCCAGGCTGCGCACATCTGGGATATGCTCTCCGTGCCACGGAAGGCAAGCTGCGACTCCTGGCAGTTGCCACTCTGGGCAAGGATGGCGATACACAATGCCTTGAACTTTTCGGACTTCTCCATATCCTGTCTTTTCTCTATGATAGAATCTCCAACCATTTCAGACTAAAATAAGCACTAAAAACAAAACGACATCTTACACTCCCGCTTCGGCGATGGTCTTGGTAAGGATGGCCTCGTAGCCAGTGAGCTCGTCTTCGGTTACGATGTCGGCATACTCCTGGCGCAAACGGTCGATGCGCTCCTTCAGTCCCTTAACCCTTGCCTTGGTGCTGGGCTTGTCCTTGCGGATGATATACTTGATGATGGCATCAGCTTCGGCCTTGTGCTTGGCTGCCTTGTCGCGTGCGGCTTTCACCTCGGGGCGGTCGGCTGCGATTTTCTCTGCTATGCTGACAGCAAAGCGAGGATCACGCTCTTGGGCTTTCTCATAGAAGGGCTTGAGCTGAGTACGCAGTTCCTGTGGCGACAAACTGAAAGTCTTTTCTACGTAAGCGATGTATTCGGGGTCGCCGTTGCGCTGATTCAATCGGAGATACACTTCACCCATTTCACGGTCCACTGCCATGTAGATGTCGGGCAGGATTTGGCTCTCTATCTCTGTCGCACGGGTGGCGAGCAGCGCTATCTCGGCTTCAGAGTAGAGGATGCCCTTGTTCTGCTGTTGCGATTTCTCGTTGGCTTCTGCCATCGTCTTGGCTTGTTCGGCTTTGCTTGCCATCTCGTTGCGGAGGTCGCGCACGGTATTGACGCGCTGTTGAAGGGCGGGACTGAGGAAGGGACGTATCTGTGCGAGGTTGGGCATGGTGGCGGCGATGCTCTCGCCGTTGGGGTTGGCCACGATGCCGCCATAGGTGAGTGGCTGTACGGCTACGTTGGGCTTCACCTCGGGGAAGAGCGACTGGCGGGCTTCGTCGAGGGCTTTCTGCTTGTGCTGTTCGTTGTATCGTGCCTGCTCCTCCTTGGTGGGTCTGCCCACGTGGCGCTTGGCTTCGGCAGCCTCGGGGATAGGGATAATCTGCAGGCTGGTGATCAACTGACGCACACGGCGGTGGTAGTCGCGGAAACGATGCGAGTCGCGCACGAAAGCCTGTGCGCTGGGCACGCTTTCGAGCAGTGTCAGTCCCTGCTCGAAGGCTTCTTTCTGTTCGGCAGTCAGCATTCGGGTGTTGAGTGCCGGCGTGAGTATCTGGATGATTTGCTCTTTGTTCATATTGTTGTGTCTTTTATTGTTGTCGGGGTTTTAGAACATGAGTGGTGTGACGAATATCTTGCCGCCCTCCTGGTTATTCTCGTAGCCGCCGGATTTGTCTGCAGCGGATGATGAGGAAGCGGAGGACGTGGTGGAAGTGGAGGAGGAGGAAGCGTTGCCTGCGGCGGCTTCCTGAGCCTGCTTCTCGTCCTTGAGGAGGCGATAGACGGAATCGCGGAGCGAGATGGACTCGTTGTGCGCCAGCAGACGGGTAGCCTTGTCGAAGGCGATGACGGTGGTTCGCTCCACGAGGTAGGCGGTCATCAGTCGGCGCACCTTGCGGAGGAGTTTGTCGCGGTCGTCAGCGTGCTGAAGACGGTCGATGAGCTCGTCGCCGAATACGTCGGCTATGTATTCGTCCTGTACGTAGCGGATGTCGGGCAGCAGACGGATGAACTTGTCGCGGTTGTCGTAAATGTCGAGGTACTGCTGAAGGATGCTGCACGTAGGGATGAGGAGGTCGTGGTGCAGGTAGTAGTACTTACTCTCCTGCCACAACAGCACTATCTCCTCGATAGCTGCGAGGCGCTCGGTACTTTCGTCCTGTGGTATGTCGGATTTTCCGTCGTCAGGTACTTCTGTACTTTCGCCCTTTGGTACTTCGGTACTTGCGCTGCCGTCTTTCGGGGCGGCTGTTTCGGCTGGCGTGTTGATGCTGACTGCCCAGTTTTCGAGAAGTATGAGGAGGTTGTTGAGCGACACCATGGCCTCCTTTTTATATCCAGCCACTCCCTTGTCGAGGAGTTTTTCTGTGGCGGGGTCGTAGTCGGTAGAGGAGGCGATGTTGACACCTGCGCCGTTGACCGAAAGGATTTGCTGGTAGGCGTATCGCGCCATGGCGTCGTTGACCACCATACGCTGTGCGAGGACGAGGAGGACGCTCCATGGCTTCATGACATAGGTGCCGTCGGTCATCTGCTGATAGAAGCCGTCGCCGCCCAGGGTGGTGTAGTATTCGCAGAGCCGTGTGTAGAGCGGCTTGCCCAACTTGTCCTGCAGGAAGTCCTTCTCGCTGTTGTCGAGCACGCCCTGCAGGTTGGCTATCTCGTCCACGGCATTGCTGGGCAGGATGAGCCGGAGTTCTTGATTGGTGGAAAGTATCATGATGTGTTGTGCTGTTATGTGCTGGGTGAAAAAAGATGTTGTTGCCAGGCGAAAAACTGGGAGGGGAGGGTTACTCCTGTTCCTGCTTCTTGACGCCTGTCTTCGAGTTGTCGAGGGTGGTAAGAACCTCACGGTCTATCTGCCATTCGAGGTGTGGATCCCACTCGTTGAACTCGTCGATTACCTCCAAGGCTCGGAGCATGAGCTGCTGCAATGGGGCAAACTGTATCTGCTTGACGAGGAACCGCTCACGGAGGTCGGTGCCGCCCGATGAGGTTGCGTCGCCAGGGGTGTTGCCGATGAGCTTGGAGTCGAGACCCATGGCAAAGAAGATGATGCTCGTGATCTCCTGCAGCTCGGTCTTCTCGGCTTGCGCTTGCGAGTTGGCCTTGCTCTCTATCTCCACAATCTCCCATGCCTTGTGCTCCTTGCCGTCGGCGCCGGAGAACACGGCAGAGATGAGCGCCTGACCCGCATTGTCGGGATTGGAGAGCCACGTGTTGATGTCGCTGAACACTTCCTGCTGAAGCTGCGCCATGGTCTTGGTCTTCTTGTCGCCCTGCTGGGTGTAGAGGTTCTTGAGATATTCCTGGTGAATATAGATGACGCGACCGATGATGTTGGAGTTGCGCTTACGGGTGAGTCGGTCGTCGACGATGGTGAAGGCATACTCGTAGATGCTTCCGGCAAAGATGCTGTGCCAGAGGGCATCGGCATAGTAGGGACCGCCGTAGTCGCGTGGCGACATGATGAAGCGGGTGGGGCGGTCCTTGCGGCTTACCCGCTGCTGACGTGCACGGCGCACGGCAGCCTGGAGGTCTTTCACTGCCGACACGGTGGGAAGATAGGGTACGGCGGCGATGCTCTTGTCGAGGTCGGCGAACTGGGCGGTGCGGTCTTGCGTGGGGTCGAGCCACTGGTTAGACACGTAGGCATAGTTGATGCGATAGTTGGAGTCCTGTCGCTCCAGTCGGGTGGTGAAGATGCTGCGGTGTTTCAGTCCCACTACCTTGGGTGTCCACTGGCTGGTGGGTACCGGCTTGCCATCGTCGGAGAGTTGCCGCTGGTTGAGTTGCAGCTCGACGAAGCATTGTGACATGAGCGCCATGTCGCCCGCCATGTTGAGGAAGGTCTGCATCAGGTCGTTGTCCTTCATGAATTTCTGCACCTCGCGGTTGGTCTGTTCCCACTTGGCGAGGGCATCCTTCAGTGCTTTCATCTCATCGCTGTCCTTTGGCTGGCCTTCGGTCTGCTGACTGACGGAATGCAGAGGGTCGTCGGGGTCGCCGCTGACGCCGTTCTGCTGTTGCTCCTGCAGGTCGGCTTTCTCCTGTGCCTTGAGGTCGGCTATTTGTCCGCGGAGCAGTGTGCCAGCCGATGCGTAGGGGATGTATTTCTCGGTGATGTTGCCGCCTACGTACTGGGTGTAGTGGTACTTGGGCGAGGGTCCGTGCCCTACGAGTATCTTCTTGATGAAGTCGACGCCGGCAGCGGTGAAGGGCGACATTCGTGAGAGAATCCATACGAGGTTGGGCAGTCGGTTGCCCACGCCCCATTCCATGTAGCCCAGTCCGGGTGTTCCCACGCCGTTGGGCTTGGCCTTGTTCTCGCCGCCGCTGGAGGCGAAGATGGTGGAAATCTGTCGTCGTGCTCCCGATGAGGTGGACGAGCTGCCCTGCGCTGTCATGCCGGCTGTCTCGAAGAGCATGGAGCGGACGTAATCGTTCCATGAGAAGACTTGTGCGCCGCTGTTGGGATTGATGAAAGCAGAGGGCGACACGGCCACATATCCATCGCGCTTCAGCTCCTCACTACGATCTTGGAGCTGCTGTAAGTTGGTAACTCTGTTCTTGTTGCGTGACATATTCTGTTATCCTGTTTTTAGGGGTTGATGTATGTTGTTGTTGCTTTTTTCGACTACAAATGTACTAAGAATTGTCTTAGTGGTACGGACATGAGTCAGAACTGCGAGAGCTGCACGGTGCGGTTGCCTCATTCGGCGCACCGCGTCTGAGCGAAAAAACTGCGGTCCCGTCGGTTCTCCCTTCCCTTTCCCGTCCACTTCATAGAATTGGAAAGTTCGAGAGTGTTGGTAGTCTTCGGGAATGAAGCCGTGCGAGCCGCAGTTAATCTAACAATATGTTTCACGTTTTTGCATTATGGCCTATATTATGTTGTTGTCGGGGTGTCGTGTTGCGTCCGCCTACATATCGTAGTCGCACATTATCGTTTGATATTCCACATGTGCTCTGCCGGACCAACGAGCACGTCGATGTTTGCGCCCTGCTTCAGAGCCACGGTCTCCACCCATTTAAGTTGAATAAACTGCTGCGGGTTAAGATTCATCTCGTTCATATACGCCTTGTCTGCCACAGCCTTTTGGCGTTCAGCCTTCTCGCGAGCCACCTGAACCTCATATTCACGCTCCTGTGTCTGCTTGGCCTGTACCATCTTTGCCGTGCGGTTCATTTCGGCAAGCTGTTCCTTGTTTGGGGTTGCCTTACCGATGATAACGTCCTTGATGATGACGGGCATCGGCTTGTGCTTGGAGAGGGCAGCCACGTAATCCTGCATCTGCTTCAGAATCTTCTTGTCGATGGTGCTCAATACCTGTCGGTTGGACATCAAATCGAACGGACTGTACTGCGAGATATGGTCTCTGATAAGATTGCAGAAGTAGTTGTATAGGTTGGTATCAAACCAGTCGCGTCCATAGTTCTGCAAAAGTATGGGCGACTTGCCTTGCTCCACCTGCGTGACTATGACAGAATGGAAGTCGAGCGGCGTGTTATCGTCGGAGAAGATGTCGTCAAGAACTACCTCGTGGCGTACAGGCACAATCTTGAATGTTTCAGAATGAGTACTCAGGGCACACCATGTCAGACCACTCTGAACTGGGTCGTTGTCAACACCTCCGTGTCCGAAGAACCATGGTTTCTTTACCAACACGGTTTCCTCGTCGGCATCGGGCGACACAAAACAGCACGAGGATAACATCACTACTGCGATAAGCGCAAAAAGAATTGAAAATAATTTTCTCATAATTGTTTTTTGTTTATATTGATTCATTAAAATCCTTATATATGACAATCGTACATTGTCAATAGAGTTTCTGTAGGTATTTCAGTTCTTTCCAAATCTTGCAAAATTGGAAAGAACTGGAATGGCTATACACCCGCTGCCTTTACGACTCAATCTCGGGAGGGTTGCCACCAGGTTTCTGGTCGCCGCCACCCGTGGTGCCGGAATCGCCTGTGCCGGGAGCTGCGGGAGCATCCGTTGCAGCAGCATCGCCTACTCGCTTGAACGAGCCGTGCTGTGCGAAGGCGGCGGTGAACTTCTTGGAGAAGTCGATGGCAACACCTGCGGTGAGGTCCTTTGTGGTGAGGTCGGCGGCGGTAATCTCTCTGTTCACGTCAACGTCCTCGCCCTCTGCCTTGCGGGCTTCGAGCTTCGCCTTGAGCTGGCTCTGAGTGAGCGAACCGCTGACGGTAGGGCGTACCGTCATGCCCTCGGCAGACACCTGTACCTTGGTGCCCAGTGCCAACAGAAGCGGCAGCTTTTTCTCCAACTGCGTCATCACGGCCATTACGTCCGCTGCGCCTACTGTAGAGTCCTGCGCCATGTAGTCGCAAAATTCAGGGAATGACATCTGCTGCAAGTCAACGATCTGTGCGCTTGCAACCTTTTCTTTCGTGAAATTATTCACACGAACTGCAATTCTTGTTTTGATTGCCATAGGTTGTTTTTTGTTTGGGCGTTAATACTTCCCTCTCTGTTTTTACCCGATTCCACAAAGAGGATTTTTGCAATGTGCCGACACTTTTTATCGAATGTGCCGACACTTTTTGTCAAATGTGCCGACACATTGCTTTTTTCGACTACAAATGTAGGGAGAAAATTTTGAGCGGTGCGGACATAAATTCAGAACAGCGTGAGCTGTGCTTGCTCCAACTTGATGCGCTTGCAAGCCTTGTCGTAATACTCCTTGTTGAGCTCAAAGCCGATGAAGTTGCGCTTCTCTTTAATACAAGCAATGGCGGTGGTGCCGCTGCCCATGCAGTTGTCTAATATGGTGTCGCCCTCGTTGGAGTAAGTACGGATGAGGTACTGGATGAGAGCGACAGGCTTTTGAGTGGGGTGGAAGCTGTTGTGAATATCCCTCTGAAATGAGACAATATCGGTTGGATATTTTTCGTCGGTTATAATATCCTTCACTTTGCCATAATTTCCGTAACATCTGTTGGTTTGCTCTTTCTCTTGCTTTCCCCTGCTGTGATTGCGTTCATGTGGAAGACATTTGCGCATTTGTGGATGATAGGTGGGCTGCCCGTCGTAGAAAACGGAAATAATCTCCGTTTGCTTTAGAGGCATCTTCTTTGTGTTCAAAAAGCCAGTTGTACGGCATTTATCCCACGTGATATTATAGCGCCACATCTTTTCATTGCTCATCATCAGTTTTGCCGTGAACATACCCTGTCCGAACAATATTATAGCCGCATTGGGCTTACTGATACGAAGATATTGCTTCCATAAAGAATCAAGCGGAATAATACTATCCCATCCTCCTCCTTCACTCTGCTTATTGAGGACACCATACGGCAAATCGCACACAATGCAATCCACGCTTCCGTCGGGAATCCTTTTCATTCCTTCGAGGCAGTCTTCATTATATATCTTGTTCTGTTCTATCATTGTCTTTTTACTTTTTCCTTATCTTTTCCATTTCCTCATTCTCCACCGTCAGGCGTTCCAGGTGCTCCAGCACGAGGGAATAGCTTTGGTTGTTCACCTGGTCCTCCGTCAGTCCGGCATACTTCTGCATGGTGGCGGTGGTGGCAGTGTAAATCTCCAAGGGCGTGGTGGGCTTCTGCGACTTGATGGGTTGCACCTTGAACACATGACGGTAACGATGAGCGAGGGTGTGCATCACGCCCGTCCACCAGAAGAGTATCACCTGCCATGCCGTTTCTGGGAAATCGCGGAAATATGACTGGTTCGTCTCCCACTGGTTCAACTCGTAGTGGAAGTCGTGCTTCACCATGCCCGTGTTGCTGTCCACATAGTCGGTCGTGCCGTTGAAGATGGTGGCGAGAAACATCGTCCGGGCAGAGTTCACGTTCTCCATCTGCCGCTGCATCTGCTCGTCGGTGAAAGTGCCGCGCTGCTGCATCTTCAAGAGGCTGTTGCTCAGTCGGGTGTAGGTCTGCATCATGTCGTAGGCGAAGCGATACTGCGCCCACGAGAATCCGTCGAGGTCGTTGGCGGGTCCGCTGAACACCTTCTTGCGTCGCCACCATGCGCGGCGTCGCCGGATGACAGGGTAGGGGAAGCGGGTGAGAAAGGCACCGTTCTCGTTGTCTATCCAGTCGAGCAAGCCTGCTCCCTGAGCGATGTACTCTGCCGACTTTCGGGCGTCGGTCTTCGCCTTGGGCGACAGCCAATAGTTGATCTGCCACAGATACAGCGGAAAGGTGCCGCTGTCCTCATCGTCCTGCATACGGCAGAGGTAATACTGCTCGCTGATGTCGAGGCGAGAGTCGGGCAGCGCCACTATCTCCAAGCCCGACAGGGCGAAGAAGATCGCCACCTTCACGTTGCGCATGTCGAAGGGGTGGTATCTGTCCTGCCGCTCCACCTGCTCGCGTATCACGTCGGCTATCAGCTCCAGTTGTTCCGTAGTGCAGAGATTCCAATGTCGGGGAAGATGTAAGTCTATTTTTTTTGGATTGTTCATTTTTATAGAATCCTAAGTTTTTATCCCAAAAATGCCAAAATTGGACTATTTTTGTACAGAAAAAATCTAAAATTGTACGATTTTATCCAAAAAACGACAAAATTAGACTGTTTTCGTACAGAAAAAAATCCAAAAATGGACTATTTTATCCCAAAAACGCCAAAATTGGACTATTTTTAATCCAGAAAAATCCAAAAGCTGGACCAGATTTATCCAGAAAAATCCAAAAATGGTTGGGAAAGTTATCAAAAACTACCAGGTGATTTCTCTCCCCCGGTTATCGACGAGCGAGCCGTATCGGATGCCGTCGAGCCGACGAAGCCATCCATCGAGGAACCGCCTCTGTGACGGTTTGTTCTTCACCAACCGCTCGTAGTACAACTTGCGGCGAGCCTTGAGGCGCGAGAAGAAAGCTTCGGGGTTCTGTCGGTTCAGGGCGGCCATGGTGTTCTTTCCCATGATGCCGTCGGCTTTCACACCCAGTATGGCTTGGGTGAGGGTGACGGCGGGCGTACCGCTGATCCACAGCCAGTCCACAAGGAGGTTGGCGATGCTCTGGTCATTGATCTCGTCGGCACGGCAGCGACGCCAGTAGCATCGGCGCAGGATTTCCGTAGCATCAGCATCTGAGATAAGTCGGAGGTCGCGCACGTCTATCCGTCCGTCGCCGTTCTTGTCGTACCCCTGCTGTCGCCATGTGCCGATGGTCACACCCTTGTTGGTGGCACCGCCACGGTCTTTCGGGTCGTTCACGAAACCGCCCTCAAACGAGAGAATGAATTTAGCTAAAGGTTCAATCTTTACCATAGTTTATCGTTTTCTTGTTCTGTTGTTAATAAATGTAGGGCAAAGATACGAAAACGCCATCCGTCGTGCGGGACAAAAACATCCCAGCTACTTCGCATGACAGACTGCACACCGGGTTGACGCAGCCGGAAACAATGGAAGCCGCAATGCTGCACTCTTCGTGGAGCAAAGCGGCTTCTGAAACGAAATATTATCCTGAAAAGGAAAGATTACCATTTTGCTGACGCCAGCAAAATGATATTCGGCTCTTTTTACCTTTTTACTTTTCAAACATGGCTCATGTATTCCCATACTTTCGTACAGTCGAGTACATCTGTGTCCTTCCAGTCGGCATCACAGAAGTAGAACAAGTATGCGGCCTTGATAATCTCCTCTTCGCTCATCTCGGCGCAGAGGTCAGCATACATGGCATTGAAGGCTACATACTTGTCCCAACAATTCACCTTGCTTGGGAAGTCGAAGTCCTTGGTGGCTTGCTCAATCTCCGATTTAGTCCAGTGAGCGCCCCTGCCCATAGGCACGCCCTCATCGTCCAACTTGCTGTAGAGAAGTCGGTCGACATCATGATGGGCAAACATCTCGCTGTAGTGGCGGTCGTAGAGCACGGCATGTTGGTGACGGATTATCTTCCAGTAAAGTTCAGGATCCTCATTCTCCACCTTCATCAGGTCGCACGACAACTGCTCCAAGGCAGCATTGAGTTTTTTGTCTGTCATCTGTCCGTCAACACGGGCCTGGTTGATTAATTGATTGTACTTCATGATTTTCATTTACTTTTTTAATAACTAATGGTCTAACAATTTGGGCAAGCACCACGGAAATGTGGAATGACGGGAAGCGCTTTCGCCTGTCCCGAATCGGGAAGAAAGAAAGAAACTTGCTCCAACTTTCTTTCTTTCTTATTTTCTTTTAGGTCGTCACTCGATGGTTCGGTCAGAGCCTCGGGCATGACCTTCACTTTCTTTTCTTTCATAATCGTATAGTCTTGTGAATAATCTTTGCAGCACAAGCAGCAAGAGCAAAAGCCAGTTGGAACAATAAGCTGCAAGAATGGACAACAGCGCAGCCCCGACGGGAGGACAACGCATACACACAAGTACGGCAAGCACACTCCAGAACGTAAGGCACTGAGGGCATGATGCCACCTTGCTCAACACCTGGGCTACGGCTTCTGCCAATCCCAGATGCTGAATGAGCGTCGCGGCCGTCAGGACTGCGAGGGTTACTAATAGGTACTCCGTCATCATCGTCAGAGTTTAAGCGGTCGCGGTGAGGGTGAGGGTGAGAGGCGCATCGCACACAAAGGTCTTACTGCAACTGCAACAAGCCACACGGGCTATACCGTTCTGAATCGCACCTACCGAAGCCGAGACGGCTGTAATGGCTGTGGCACTGAACACGGGAATGGTGAAGTCCTGGCTCACCACCTGGGAGCGGGTGCAGCACGTGCCGCAGTTGCATGGCACGTAGTTGATGACACCCTCGGCGTGCATCACCACGAGATACTGCGAAGTACCTACCTTGACAATATTCTTTACCGAAAACTGGGGCACGAACACGGGTGTCTCGTCCACGCAGGCAGGTGTGCAGAGCTGCTGCGTGATGTTCACATCGTAATAAGGGGCAGTGGCTGTCGCACCTACTGCCAGAGTAGCCGTAATGACGGCTGGAATGGTTCTTTTGTTCATAGTCTTTTTCTTTTTTAATAAAGCGACGCATCTGGGCCGCCGCATTTTTTCTTACGTTAATGTTTCACCTGATAGCCTGTCGACGACTCCACAGGTAGGTTCTTCTGCAGAAGGTCTGCCAGTTCGTCGAGGTCATCCTCGTCGAAGGTGATCATGCCCTCAAGGATAGAGAGCGACCCCTTGAAGCGCAACTGGTCCACCACGTCGTGAGCCATCTGCGGAATGCTCTCGTCTGGAATGTTGCCGAAGTACTTGCATAGCATCGGCGTGACGAGCGCATTCACTATGGGCTGTATCATGGGCTCCATGTCGGCCTGCAGCGAGTAGTTGCCACTCACCAATCCCATACTGCCGATGGTGGCTTGCAACGACTGGAGCATGGGCAGACGCATCAGGTTGCTGGCAGCAATCTGCGAAATGGCTGGCCGTGCCCACTCGGACACGACCGCCGCCAAAATCTGAGAATTGGTGTAATCCATATCTCACGCCGATTACTGGTTACAGCCACAACCACAACCGCAGCCGGTCTGGCATACGTTGCTGGAAGGGATAAACACCTTGGTGACACTCGCAAGAGATGCCACCTGCGACTTCAGCACGTCGATGTTGGCATTGGCAGCAGCATTGTATGCCATCTGCTGTGCGTTGATCGCCTGCTGTGCGTCCTTGTTGGCATCCACCTTGTCTTCTACACGGCGCAACTTCGTGTCGAGATACTGAGTTACCTCTACCAACTTCTTGTCGGTGTAGTTCTCGCTCTTCTGGATGGCGAGTTCGGTCTTGAGTGTAGAGTTCTCCTGAATGAGGTTGGTCTCACTCTTGGTCACGAAACGTGCGTCGGGGTCGGAAGGGTTGGCAGTAGCCGGACCGCCGTTTCTCGTCATGCCCAACAGCGAAGCGCCACCGCCCAAAAGGCTGGTAGCCAATCCCGCAATACCAAGGCCAAGGGCTGTGTTGCCTAAGCCTTTGCTGGCAACATCATAGTTGCCGTCATTAGTTTTTACTTGCATAATGATTGATATTAATAAAATTCTTCCAATATCGGAATCATCTGCAAAAGTAAAGGGAAACAGACAAAAAAAAAAGGGAAGTCTATGAAGTGTTCTTACAGAAAAACCATGAAACAGAAATGCTTATGAAAACATAAACAGGCACAATATATAAAGGTATAATAACAATATCTTTTATCGCATGGCTTCCTCAAGAGTTCTAATATAAGGTATGGCTTCGTTGCGCACAATGTCGAGAAAAAGTTGTGCTGACCGCTTCATCGGCACGTCCTTCATCCAGTGGGCATTGCTCATCAAGTCGTGCTCAAGCCCCACGATGGGACGGACGGTAAGTGTAGAGTGGTTCTTCAGGTACAGTTTAGGCATGAAAGTGACACAATGAGTTTCTTCCACGATGGCAAGGTATTCGTTGGGGTCGCTCACAATACATTTTACATTCAGTTTCATCAAGTCGTATCTCAGAAATTTCTGGAAGGTATCAAACACCCTTTCGCCTACATCTGGCATAATCACGTTGTGCCTTAACAAATCCTCGTATGACACCTTTTCCAGTCGGGCCAAAGGATGGGTGTCCCGCATCATCGCATAGATACGGAAAGGAATACAGGGTTCTGACTTGATACCCTCATTCTTATAGGCAGTGTTCAGGGTAAAGGCGAGGGCGAGGGAGTGGCTTCTCAACAGGTGATTCAGACTTGTCGCCTTGGTAAACTCGGCATTGATTCTTACATTCGGGTACCGTTCCATGAAGATAAGTGCAGCCATCCGAATATAAGGTGCGATAAAAGAGCCTACACCTATCCTCAGCTCGCCCACAAGGCAGTTGTTGAGCGCGTTGATTTGTTCCTTGCAGTCGTCCGTCTGCTTCAGTATCTCCTTGGCGCGAGGCAAAAGCGCCTCGCCACTCTCAGTGAGCATAATGCTGTGCGAGGTGCGGATAAGCAACTTGCACCTCAGTTCATCCTCAAGAGCCTTGATGTGTTGACTGATGGCGGACTGAGTGACACAACAGCGCGTGGCTGCAATACTGAACGATAAAGTTTCGGCTACATATACAAATGAGCGCAAATGACGAAGTTCCATAATAGTTAAATGTTAATAGACCAATAATAAATTCATGCCGCAAATTTACACAAAATATTTAAAGATAACAGAAACCTCGCATTAAAAATGCTAATATTATAATAACAAAAAACTCGGTATCATAGACTTATTAGTCAAGATACCGAGTCTTTGAAAGTATAAATTTTAAAATCGTAAATGTTATGCCTTACAATTTAGAGCGATCAATCATCATCAATCAATGTACTGGCGGCGTTTGTCGGAGTTGTACTTGCGTCTGTCGGCTTCACACTTGCAGTGCTCGTCCTTGCTGCAGTCGTTCTCGCAGCCGCTTTCTTTGCTGCTGATGTTCCTTGATCGGCGGAATCAGTCTCGCTCTTATCAGTTCCGCCCGTTATCCCCCCACTGCCTTGGAAGCAAGGAGTGAATCCCAGCCTTCCGTAGTAGGATCGGTCACGTAGAGGTTAGGATAAAGTACGCCGTTCAGTTTTGCCTCAAAGGTGGTTTTACGCTTGTCGCCACTCTTGGCACCAGTGTCGGTTTTGATGCCGCCATTGTCGAACTTCACCTTGATGTTAGGATCGTACATGATCTGCGTTCTGTCGCCACCCTTACCTGTTACGATGATGAAAACATCCTGGTTGTTGATAGCGCGGGCCAACTTGCCGCCTGTCTCACTCACAGAGTCGAGAGCAAAGTTAGTTGTAAGATCGAAGCCACCTCTGTAACCAGCCGAAGAACCCTGGATCTGCTGTGTGTCATCGCTGGCTTCAACCTTGTAAAGTCCCTTACCGCTCTTGAAGGTAGGAGTAGAATAAGTGCTGCCGGTGAGAGTCAGTGGCGCAGCCAAATCACTCTTCAGACCGATATACACATTATTGCCCATACCTGCGATATTCTCCAAGCACTCGTTTTCGTTCAGTACATCCAAGAGCTCAGGACATGTTGCTTTTTCTGCCATAGTCGTATCTTGTTTTAATGGTTTAATAAAAAAGGCGACGACCGACATTTTCCGTCAGGTCAGCCGACCGCCGCCCGTGAATTTATTATTATGAGCAGTCGTGCCGATGATTACTCACTTGCCTTGAAGAAGGCAGTAAGACCCATACTCATACCAGTAGCGGTGATGGTGATGGACTTCTCCTTGCTGCCGTTGCTCCAATGTGAGAACTTATCCTTTGTACCGTCCTTTGCCTCAAGAGTCAGGATCTGGTTAGGAGTGGTTTCTACGGCCTTGTCGTATTTAGTACCGTTGACGGTTACTGAAGCGTCGGTAATCTCCTTGCCTTCAGTTTCTGCGATAGTCACTACAAGGTTAGAGTTGGTATAGTCGCCAGATACGAAGTCAGTGCAGCGCAGCTCACCATCCGTAACAGCCAAAGCCCATGAGAATGGATTTTCGATACCGTAGCCCTGAATACTCTGACACTGGAACTGCAGGTCACGTGTATCGTTGTCAGAGCCGAGGCGTACATCGACGAAAGTCTGATTACCCTCTGAATCAACAGCGAACACGAGGTTGCCGGCAACAGAGAAGATGATGCGGTCGCCTTCACCCATACCGTCTACAGGAGCGATAGTTACCTTTGGCAACTCAGGAATCTTGTAGTTACCGTCTGCTACTACGTCGAGCTTGTGAGTACCGTATGACTGGAGAGCATAAGCATCAGAGATGTTGATAGCGGTCTCTGTGGTCATATAAGCGAAAATCTGCTGACGACGAAGACGTGGGTCAAGCTTCATGTAAGCATCACGGAAGTTCTTGTAAGCAGAACTATCTGTAGAAGACGTAGGAGCTGAGATGGCTTCACAATGAATGAGGTTATGGTTAGCCTCACTAATCAAGCCGTCCTCGATGTCATGGTTGATGCAGGTGATCCAACCATCAGCCAGGCCCATAGCCTTCTCCTCTTCGGTAGCGCCCTCGTGATCGTTGTCGATGTCACCCCACCAGGCGTTATTGTAGATGTCATCAGCATGGGTTTTTATTACGGCCTCTACAGCAACAGTAGAAAGAGGATAAGCACCCTGCGCGTTTGTACCATGGATTGTCTCGCAATATCTGTCGATATTATCAGAACCATGGAACCAAGCGAGCTTGGCAGTAAGTACACGCTCTTTCAGGAAGCCCACCTCGCTGTTCATCTTAGGATTGACATCCTTTCGACGAGTGGTGCCACCTTTACGCAAGAAGATGTTAGTTGTACGCTGATACTGGATGCCACTGATAACTTTTACGCCAAGACGCTGCATATCTTCAGGAGCTGCATACTGTGGTCCCATTACAACGCTTTTAAAAACTTGGTTAGCTACCTGCTGAAGGGCATCAATACCAATAAAGTTTTTAGGTGTATTCATAATACTTTACTTTTTTAAAATGTGAATGAAAGTTTGAAAAAATAGAAATGATGTTAGAGAAGACCATTATCCCGTTTATACTTCTCGATAGCCTTCTTTGAGCCAACAGGATCTGAAGGGTTCCAAGTTGGGTAAGCTGTATGGGGGTCAGTTACCTGTGCGCCTTCTCCGTTGTTACCAGGTGCAGTGCCTGCCGCTGGCTCCTTGCCAGCCTCTTCGGTAAGGGCGGCTATCTGGGCGTCCTTGTCGACAATAGTCTGCTCGGCTGTAGCGAGAGATTCCTTTGCGCCTTTCAACTCCTCTTCAACCTTGGCTTTGTCGGTTGTAAGAGCAGCTATCTCCTCATCCTTCTTGGTTGTAAGGGCAGCTATCTCCTCGTCCTTCTTGGCGAGAGTTGCAGCCGTTTCATCAGAACGAGTCTTAGCTGCGTCGTGTTCTGCCTGAAGAGCATCAAACTTAGCCTGAAGGTCGGCGAGCTTTTGCTCTGCTGTAGTGGCTTTCTGCTTGGCATCGGCCACAGCCTGCTCGTTGGTGTTCAACTTGGCTTCGAGAGAGTCGAGCAATGGCATATTCATGAATGCGCCCTCTGCATTGACTTCAATCTCGCCTTCCTTGATTCCACAAGCAGCGCTAATCAATGGGTAATTTTTCATATCAATATGAGTTTGGTTAAAATTGTTGTTGTTATCCTTTTTTGAAGATGGAGCGGTCGTTGGCTCTTGTGCTGAACTGGCTACTGTAGCTGGGGTAGAGACGTTCTTAGGCTCTTTTTCTGTGCCTTCGGTATCAGTACCTTGGTCATCAGTGGTGATTTCTCTCTCGATAGGCTTTGCTGTACCATTGTAGAGATCGAAGCAGCGGTGGATGCAGTCAAGGAAAGTAGATTGACCATCCACCAAAATGCCCTTTGCCTCTTCGGCTGTGAATATCTTTCCATGGAGATGCTCCTTTTTAGCTTTCGGGCAAGCCTTCTTTACATCTCTGCGGAACTCGACGCCCAGTTCAGCCAACTCTGCCACGAACTTCTTCGTATTGCCGTCGTTGGCAATATCACGGAACTCGCGATTCTTGTCATAAGACTCCGGATCGTAAATCTCGTGATAAGTCTCGTTGGTGAACTTGTTGGTACTGCCGTCGGCCTCAGTATAAAAAGCACCCATCACACCGATGCAGCCTACACCGTCCTTCGGGTGCATGTAATATCGCTCATCGCAGAGAGAGGCGAGATACATACCGGCAGAATAGCAGTCGCCATCGATAAAACACAGAACTGGCTGGCCAAGTGAACGTGCGTAATTGATGGCCTGTTCATAATCATTCTTAGCCCATGCTGTACCGCCAGGTGTGTCAATAATAAAGATATGACCACGACACAAAGGATGATTGGCTGCATTAATCATCATGTTACGATGATCGACGGAACCATACGAGCAACCGCCGCCATTGCGGGTGATAGGACCATCAACTGTAAGGACAGAGACAAAAGGAAAATTTTGTGCATCATCATCTTTGAGAGCCCACTGACTTCTCACCATATTACCATCCTCTGAGATCTGATATTCCTCGGGATAGTAGACGCATCCGTTCTCGTCTATAGCAGTGACAAAACCGCAAGTCTTCTGAGGCTTCTCGAAAGCAGCATGAGTGTTCAGGTTCTGCTCTAAGGCCTTACGTATTCCGTGTACGAACTCGGGGTTGATCATCCACTCCTTGTTGGTCATAATTTCAAAAAGACCTTTCATACGGGTTTAAAAATTAAGATTGTAAATGTATGTTATCCTGTAAACAATTCTTTTTACCAAAGAATGTACTATGTCAAATGTTTCTGTTTGCAAAGGTAATAGATTGAAGGTAGGCAAAAAGGACAAAAAACGCCGCTATCCTCACGGACAACGACGTTGATAACAAAATATTATTTCTGATATTTAACGAATATATCTTAAAATTTATTCCAACTGAATAGGAATAAAATCGGACATTGCTTTGCAAGTGGCTGTTACGGTTCTCGACTCCGAACTGTTTGTAACAGTCGACGATGTGGCAAGTCGAAAAGTATGAGCAAGCGTATAACAGAGCCAAAACGATTCGTCTCGCCTACGAAGTACTATATAATAGTCCTTACCCTTCATCTGTTTAGACGCTTCGCGTACATTTTTACCACCAGTCACCACATTTACACTCACCTCAAAGGTATAAACAGTTCCGTTTCCACCTTGCGATGGAGTTTCTTTGGCTGTAATACTGCTTGCCAATACCGTATGTTCTCCTTCCGACATGGCGATATGCAGCGCTGGCTCAGAAAAGTTGCAGTTGTTTATCTGCATAATCTGAGCGACAAAAGGCGGAACAGGTATAGAAGAATGTTCCACATCATGAAAGTAAACGTCGGTTACGCCATCAAGAAACGTTTCCCTACAATTATCTGGTACAAACATATATATCGAATATTATATTTAATTTTTTAACTTATTTTGCTTTTCTTATTAACACATTTTTAAAGGTTGTATTTTACAGCCATTGTATCTCGTCAATGTGCATACTGCTTTCTTTAGCGTCGCCATACTGCATATCGAAACACGAAAACGACTTATAATTGGCGTGTTCAGTACTCAACCAGCGGTTGACGATGCGGCGAAGATTATCCTTTTCTTCGGTAGTCGGTTCTATGCCATATCTCATTAAGTATCGCTCCAGCGCAGCAGTCCTGGAACGGGCTATCAGCCGGCCTTTTGACGTGCAATAATCGAAAGTAGACAACGACCACTCCACGATACTTCGCTTGAAGTCATTGTTGATGGATGTAAGCAGGCGACGCACACCATTGGTATCAATCGTCCAGGAAGGAGTAACCGACTTTACTACGTCTACCATTTCCACCTCATTCGGAAGTTTAATGCAAAGATAATCTTCATTAATGGTTTTAGCGTAATCAAGTTTACCATTCAAGTACTGCACTTCGCCATAAGAAAGATATTGGTGAACATCTCTCTTGATGACAATACTACCACCTAAAGGATGCCTGCCCTGCATCATGTTTCGCCACTGCTGTTGCGAAAAACAGGTCATGTTGATTTGCTTACAATTAGCCACAGCCGGGGTCAGTGAATTGCGCAGAATGAAATGCTCCGGCATATAACTGTTAAAGACCAGAGGATCACACTTTGACAATACGTGGTTAGGGTCTCGATTCCTGATAAACTGGCACCGACTCAACGGAAGCCGAAGATAGATATTTGGCATGTTTTTTTATGTTTACTTTTACCTATAAATCAGCAAGAAAGTCTTTTTTTTACCTTTTTAACTTTTTACTTTTTTTTACCTTTACTTCTATGATAGTACAACAGAATAATATCTGTTACGCTAAAACAATAGTTGGCAGGATCTTTATCCGCTGTGACCATACATCCCGCCTCTTTCATCACCTTGTCGAGCCTTTCTGTCTGACTGGGCGATAAAGCTTTGACAAGCGATAAAGCATCTATATACGTTCCTCCACTTTCCGTATGCTTGATAAATTCCTTATCAAAATGGGTTTCATTGTAAAAAAACAGGTTAAGGGCTTCTACCATCTGCTCTGCAGTGTAGACAGGAAGCTGGGGTGTCAATTTACGAAGCTTTTTGCTGTAGGTGGTCAGACGCTTATTCAGATAGTCGTCGATGCTGTCAGAATAGTCAAAATAAAGCTGCGCTTTGGGAGTGTTGTCATTTTCACCGACAACAGACTTATAAAAGCCGCGAAGTTGCTGTATCATTTTAAGAACACCGTCAAACTGATGGAACTCAGTAGTATTACCGAAGACTGCATACATATTCGACCTGACATCCTTCACGACACATTCCAGCATGTCAGAAAGAAACGCTACCTTATCAAGGTTGAGTGACAATGTATCTACTTTCTCTTGCATACCATCCTGAGAATAATCTACAAAATATCTCAGTAGAGTACCAAAGGAGAAAAAGTCGAAGGTAACGTTAGAACGAACATTCGCCAACACAACGGAGGAATACATCGTATAAGCCAGCTCTAAATCGCGCTTCTGTATCTGCTTCACCAAATTTTGAATCTCTGAAGAACCTTGCTTCAACCTACTTGCCACCTTCGCGAGGTTATTGCGTTTCGTCATCAACTCATTAAAGTCAGGATCACGAAAGAGTAGGTCAAGCGACTCGGTATATTTCTCCAAAGGTACATCTTTGAAGTTAATGTAATAAATGGTAGGCTGCGCATAGATGGCATCTATGCGCTTTGCCTCTTGTTGCTTTTTGCTTTTGCCCATATTAAAATCTACTATTTATCATAACGTCCATTAATGCCCAAACGAAGACGCATCTTTAGCCATGATATATATATATGTTTATATTGATGATTAAATGTCAAACTCATCACAATACTGGCGCATACGCTCGATGATGATGTTGCGTATTTTCTCGCCAATCATCTTTGCATTGGGATGCGGCGTGCCCGTCTTGCCATGGAAGCGAAGGTCAAGAATATGGCTCCAGTCGGAAAGCGTGTATGTATATGCCACAACGGTATAGGTGTCGAGAGGCAGAACACCTCGTGCGTCCTGCGGCTTCAAGCCGGACTTCAGAAGTCGGTTGTAGCCCCACTCACACACTCGACATACAAGGCCATACACAAAGCGCTGCCATCGACTGCCTTCTTCGTGCCAATGCGGACGTGCTATCTGTACGCCTCCTTTTTTTTCTAAATTGCAATAGCGTGTGCTCTGCTCGGCGATGCTGTTGGGCGACGTGCGGTTGAGCTCACGCGATGTACTTATCTGCGTGGTTACTACCATCGTCATGCGGATAATAGAGAATGCCTCCTCACACTCGTACTTCAGTGCCTTCTCGATAAACTCGTCTTCGCTGACACCATACTGACTAAGCGCATTCATCATGTCCTCGTGCTCAAGCGCAAACTGAGTATTGGTACTGAACCATACCTTATGATTCTTGGTGGCATAGTTGATGTAAGGCGATGCCTCCAGATATGCCCAGATGTGGTTAGGAAGACCCCTTTCGTTGGGCATAAAGAAATAGACTGTGCCGTGGCGAAGCATCGAGCGATGTCCGCTTTTCCAGAAGCCTCTGCAACGTTCCTCGTCGCGCTTCTGGATGAAAGTTTTCACTTCCTCTTCGGTCATTCCTTCTTCGGGCTGCTTGCCCTTTGCCTTGTAGCATATTCTGCCCACTCTTGCTATATGTTGTGCAAGAGTAGTCTGCTGCCACCATTCTACTTGTGGTTCGATGAATTTCATTATGGATGAATTTTAATTTGTTATTTAAAAAATAGTGCATTCTCATATTTCCCGAAGTTTACACAAAACTCGTCGCTTCACCTTGTCGCACAAACTTTCGAGCGAGCCGTTATTAAAGATTACTGCATCGTAGAAGAACAAGGACAGAAGATTGCGCTGTTGATCGCGGTCTAAGCGTTCCTGCGACACCCCTCGGCGCAGTCGAGTTGCTTCCCATGCCGTCACACAAATCTTGAATAGCTCGATGTCGGGGAATTTCTCACACAAGGCTTTCAGTCCGTCCTCGTCAATCACGTAAATAGCCTTGTCCGTCACCTGGTCGATGGTGGTCCAATACTCATAGCCGCCATACTGGGTGTATGCCAACATCTTATCGTGCGGTACGTCGCACTTCTCTACAAAATAATGCTGCCAACCGTCAATCTCGCCTTCGCGCTTCGGACGTGTGGTATAAGAACATATCACTTTATAGCCGCCCAAGTCGGACAGCATCTGAGCCACAGTGTCCTTTCCTGCGCCACTCGGACCAGTAATTGTTATCAGTTTCATATATTTTTTGTTTGAATTTTAACATTTGAGCAATCAGTAAACAATCAGTAAACAATCAGTAGACATGAAGTAAATACGCATAGGCTTCACTTTTTGCGAAAATCAGGGCTTTTTTGCCATTTTTTGAGTTTTCGATTTAACACTTGTGAAAAAAATGTTTTTTGTGATTACGACCCTTTAGCCATAGATTTCCTGCATATCCTCCCTCGAAAGTGTTACCTTGGCTCTTTTGCAAAACATGAAAAAAGTATTTGCTCTTACTCTGTCGTATTTTCCGAATGATTTCCAAGGAGCCACAAAGTCTGATTCACGGTGTCCGTGGTTGGCATCAAAGGGACGGAAACGAGAAACTCGCTTCCACATATCATAGCCTTCATGCGGATCGATACTGTATAAAGACATTCCGCATTTAACCCAGTCATCATAGTTTTCCATAATGTCAACAGCATTCTGCTCTACCTTACGTACAAGGACACGCGCTTTGCGCAAGATGATGTCGGGTGTATCATTTTCCCAATCACCAGTATAACCCGACCTCTGACCTGACGACGTATTTTCGTAATGCGTAGCAACTTTAGTTACAGGAATTAGCGATGGCAACACAGCCATATCTTCCAGTCCCTTATACGGCACCACATTTTCATTGATATATATATGTTCGGGATCGTCCCAGGAGGCAAAGCGCACACGACCGATGTTGCTGCAAGCCTTGTCGAGCATGATGCCGATAGCGGCATATTCTTTGAGCAGAGCTTTGAACTGGTCTTTGTGTCTTTCGGGATAGGCCAGACGAACCAGACCGAAATAACCAGTACCAGAGCAAGACCGCATCATTAATCCTATCTCAGGACGAAAACGGGCAAGCTTAAATATACTTTCAAAATCAGTTATCTGAAGATTGTCCTGCAGATCAATGTCGATGGCGAGCCAGCCCGTGTGCTGTTTCAGGTGGCTCTCTCGTCGGCTCACCATGACACGCTGCCCTGGATGCGTCAGACTGTCATCTTCATAGAGAGCGAACAAGCCGCTAAGAGTGGCACCAGGTAACATCTTCTTGGTATTGATGTACTCAGGCATTTTCTTTGCCTTGCTGCCAAATTCCTGACGCATAGCACGAAGACGCTGCACATACGGCTTCCATCTATCCGTAAGACAGAACTCGCGGATGGTCATCTGCTGAATGCACTCACCCGTCTCGCGGTCTACGAAACGGCCATAAGCATCTTGGGCAGACTCATAAATAGAGCAAACTTCGTCAAACATATCTTAGTTATTATACTTAATACTTTCACTGCAAAATTAAGAAATAAAACCTAAATAACAAAATATCTGGGGTATTTTCTTGTGTATTTAAGATATATTAAAAGAAATTTAATCGAAATATCCCAGTTGTTTCACGTAATGATAGGTATTTTTGAGTGATGAGAAGGAGCATAAAATAAAATGAGACCAAAAAGAAGACTCTGGTCTCATTTCTGTATCAAAAAGTCAGA